CAAGATGTAGCAGATAAACTAAGAGAAGAAATCCGGGAAATTCTAGACGGATATAGTCTTAATCTTGAATATTAAGTTATGGCAGAAAAAACAGCAACAGAGTGGTTATTTGAACAACTATGGAATAGTGATAAAGATAAGTTTGTTTGGCATTCTTTATTAGAACAAGCCAAAGAAATGGAAGCCAAACAGCAACAGTTAGATTTGACTAACATTACAAGATTAGAAGTAATTAATCATGCAAGTAATAGTCACCCTATAGGGAGAGTCTTGACAATGTATGAAAAAACAGGAGATTTTACAGTTGTTGATGCTGAGTTTCAAGATGATGGTAAAACACTTAAAATCTTTATATCATGAAAGGAAAATTAATTAAAACAAACAGTGAAGATTACCACATGGGTAATTATTTTTTAAACAATACTGAAGGATTTGCCATAGGGTCTACGGATTATGAATGGTGTAGAAGAGTAAGCAAGCCTCAATACAAACTATCCAAACAAAACTGTGATGAGATATTTGGAGTTGTTGATGTTGAGAAGTTGACATTTGAATGTATGAAGAATACAATAAACCAAGAAACTGGTAGTGATATACATAGATTAAGTGTTGGATTAGGTTTTAAAAAAGGCTTCAACAAAGCAATAGAGTTGAATAAAGACAAGTTGTTTACTTTATCAGACATATCTTATGCTATTGCTTTTAGTGGAAAAATGAAACCATCTCAAATAGTAAAAAACTTGCTTGAACAACCTACAGAAATTGAAGTTGAAATAGTCATAGACAAAATACCTGCTGATTTAGCACCAGGTGGTTGGGATGTGTTTCCAAAACTTGATGCTGAAGGATGTTTAATATTAAAAAAAGTATTATGAAAAAAGAACAAGAAGAAAAACAGTTCCTGGGTGGATTGTTGATAGGAATAATCTTAGGAGCATTGATAGGTTACTTTACCTTTAGAATAGTAACTGCTGTTCAAAACAGTCCTATTAAAGAAGCTCAGGTAGAGCATTTGGAGAAAAAGATAGGTGATTGGTCTAAGCATCCAAACAGAGACAAGAGAAACTATTTTGAAGTAATGTATAATAATTCAAGCAAATGAAAGAACAATTAGAAGAAGCTGCTGAAAGATTGTTTCCTTTCACAAAAGATGATTCTGAAAATAGAATTATAACCATTAAACGACTTTTTTGGATTGATGGTGCTAAATTTCAAGCTGAAAGGAGTTATAGTGAACAAGAAGTAGGTGAATTAGTTTATACAATTATTGGACAATATGCCAATAAAGTTAACATTATGATTGATGGAAGTATAATTGATGGATTATTTGAACAATTTAAAAAGAAAGCATGAAAGAAGAAAGAACAATCAAAGAGTTGCTACAACTGATGCTAAAGCATCAAGAGTTGTTTAATTCAGGATTATGTTATTGGGTAAGGGATTTATTTTGGGACAGTAAAATAACAGAAGAAGAAAGGAATATACTTGATATGTATATACAAAAAAATAGACCTAAGAACTTATATTGGTTAATAGAAGATCCTTACTATTGGAAGTTAGGCAACATCAAACCACGCATTAAATGGCTCAAAAAACATATTGCAAGATTATGAAAAATTTATTACTAATTATCCTACTATGTCTTTCAGTAGATGTAGTAGGACAAACTATTTACAAAAATAGAAAGCAAGAATTAAGAATTGAAAGAGTTATACAAAACTCTGAAGGTACTTACAAAGTATATTTCCATGCTACTTATTTAGTCCTGGGAAATAAAGCAGAAACAGATTACTTCTTAGAACAATTGTTAAATGTAATCAGTACTGAGAAGACTGTTAATTCTTATGTAGGAAACACTTCTGTTAAGTATGTTCCTTTTGAGAATGAAGTAGAAGTCTTTGCTAAGACATCTAGTTTTAAGCTCAGTAGAAAACAAATTATTAAACTTAAAACCAAATTATTATGAGTGTTCCAACAGCAGAAGAATTTCTTCAGAATTACAAAAATGATTCAGACCATTATGCTGACCAAGACTATAGTGAAGGAAGATTAATCAAAGCATTGCAAGAATTTGCTAAACTTCATGTAGAGGCTGCATTGCATATAGCAAGTGAAAGAGCAGACTTAACAGATAATGGTAGTTTTCCATATGTAGACAAACTATCAATCCTAAACAGTTATCCACTAGATAAAATTAAGTAACATGAAACAGTTTATTTTAATAGCTCTTACACTCATGTTATTTGGGTGTCATGAAGAACCTAAACAAGTTTATGAAACTCAAGTAAAGACTTATGTTATTAGTATGAAAACGGATCCTGTAGCAGGTAGATCTGGAAATCCCCCAATATTATATTTTCAAACTCCTACTTCTACTGAATGTTCTTGGGTAGATATTGATACTTACAATAAGTATAAAGTAGGAGATACTATTCAAGTACTAATCAAGTATTGGGAAAAACCTAAAAAGAAGTAACATGAGTTTTTTATTAGGAATAGTTTCAGGTATGTGTATAATGTATGCTATGAAAACAAAAGAACAAACAGAAGTACAAAAGCAACTTGAAAAGCTCAAGGACTTTGACACATGGAAAGAATGGAAAAATAAGTAGTATGAAAAAATTAATATTGATTATAGCATTTATTGCTATTACTGTAAGTGCATTCTGTCAAGATACAGAAAGAGCATATGCAGCACAAGTAGGTACATGGTCCAAAGTTAAAAGTGGTTGGGTTTGGGGTAATGTTCAAAAAGTAAACTTGACTATTACATTTGATAAGTCTGTAGTGTCTATTAACAATGAGATGGGTTCAGTATTTGAAACCTTAGAGATCTTTGATAAAAAAGATGATCATATTACCTGGAAATCATTAGATGAAGAGTATATCACCTGTTACCTTACCATGCAATATACAGATGACTATACTGTATTGATCATTACTTATGACAATGCGTGTTTTAGATATTACTATTAGTTATGGCTGATATAAGTAAATGTGGAAATAAGGATTGTAAACTAAAGTATCATTGTTATAGATACACTGCACCTGATAGTTATTGGCAAGCATATAATGACTACAAACCAAAGAATAGTAAACTGTGTGATGACCAAATAGAACAGAAATGTCCTCATTGTGGGATAAGAAAAAGACACAGACCAAGTTGTATAACTAATAGGATTTGATATGACTGCTTTAGAGATTGACAAGATAAGAAGGAAAATAGTTAAACAAGGTTTTACATCAAAATATCCAGGAGGGTCTAATGAATATATGCAATATATTAGTAATCATTATGTTAGTCCGGGTACTAGGGTTATGGAGTTGACAAGTGTTCATATTAAATTTATAGCATCAAAAAGACTTTCTACAAGTGGAACTACTGTTATAAATCAATGGTATGTAGAAATTACTATTGAATATGGTCTTTCTAGTTATAGATTTAAAACCTATGATTATTATCCTGATATAGTAGATAGATTACTACTAAAAGTTAAACAGTATATGGCCTTTGAAGAATTTCTTAAAAAATAAAATTATGAAAAAATAATCATGATATATTGTTTTTACAATTTTTAATCCATACATTTGTGTATGAAAAAAAATATTGTAAATTTAAATACTAGATTTGGTGATTTAGTAGCTGTAAAATTATTAAACAGTGAAGATAAAAGGACCAGATACTTATGTAATTGCGACTGTGGTAATACAAGAATAGTAAAATTAACAGATCTTAATAAAGGGATAATTACTCATTGCGGTTGTAAAAATTTTTGTAATAAGCATGGTAATCGTGTATTTTCACCCACTGAATCAAGTTTTAGAGCTAAAGCTAGTAGTTATAAAGCAGGAGCTAAGCAAAGAAAAATTGAATTCACTCTTTCTTTAGAAGAAGCTGTTGATTTACTAAAACAAAATTGTTTTTATTGTGGTAAAATTCCTAAAAATGTATACAATGTTAGAGTAAGTAACAGAATAAATAAAAAAAATAAACCTGACTATGCTTATTTAAATAATAAAGATTTTGATATTCTTTATAATGGTATAGATAGAGTTAATAATAACCTTGGTTATTGTAAAGGTAATGTTGTTGCTTGTTGTACTCAATGTAACACTGCTAAACTTAATTTTACTGAAGATGAGTTTAAAACTTGGGTAATAAAAGTTTATGAAAATTTAAAATTAAATAATTATAAAAAATAATGGGTACATATTTTATTGGATGCTTACATTTAGGGCATGAATCAGTTGCTAGATATAGAGGTTTTAAAAATTCAGAAGAACATGATAAACATCTTATTGAAAGTTGGAATAAATGTATAAATAAAAAAGATCTTGTATGGATATTAGGTGACATAACAATGGAAACTGATAAACATTATTGGAAACTTGATCTGTTAAATGGAAGAAAAAAAGTTTGTTTAGGAAATCATGATAAGTATCAGCATTCAAAACAATTAATGTTATATGTAGAAGGTATTACCGGAGCAATAGATTACAAAGGATTTATTCTTACACATGTACCTATTCATCCTAATGAAGTACATTTCTACAGAGGTAACATACATGCTCATATTCATCACTTGAATAAGCTTGAAGAAGTTGTAACTAAGAATAAGTATAATGATCCCGGAAGTGTTCCTGGATTCACTAAAAACAAGTATTTTAATGTTGATGCTCATCTTCTAGATTACACTCCTAGAACTATTGATGAATTAATACTAAGACAAAATGGAAGCTAAAGAAAAAGCAAAAGAATTGGTAGATATTTTTTATAATGAAGTAAAATATATGGAGAGAGCCAAACAATGTGCTTTGATTGCAGTTGATGAGATATTAAATCAATGCTTGGATTATCGAGACATAGACTTATGCAGAAGTTATAACTATTGGCAAGAAGTTAAACAAGAAATCAAAAAGTTATGATTATGGAAGCTAAAGAAGGACTATTAAGAATAGGTATACCTACAGGACTTGGTCCTAAGGGTGTAAGAAAAGAAGCTGTTGATATTGCTAAAGCTATGCTTACTCAAATGGGTGCTAAATACATTAATAAAAGATATACTAAGTATTATGTACCTGAAAATCCTAATTTGGATAACGGTCATTTTGATACTGTAAGATGGGGAGTAGTATTATCTACCGAAGTTCCAGATGTAGAATATGCTAGATCAATTATGTTAAGTTTTGATTATGATAATATACAAATGTTAGATTCAGAAAAAAGAAACTTACATACATATTATAATGAAAAACCTTATTTACGGCATAACCAATTATATAATTACAAAAAATGATTAGTAAAGCAATGCAATCATTCTTGGTTGCAATATCAGATGAACACTACAGGTTGACTAAAGATGTTGATTCTAATATTAGTTATCTATGGTATTTGTATAGTGCAGGAGTTAAAGCAGGAGAGTACAGACCCTTTATATTTTATGCAGAGGTTAACTTAAATCTGTATATGGGCTTGATTAATGAAGATGAAAAGGATAATATTATACATATGATAGAGTCACCTGATAGGGAAAACCTGTATCTCGCGTATCTTGCACTAGAAAATATTAGGAAGGAAAGGCACAAAAAGTTTGGTAGTATGATTGAGTTTCCTGCTTATAGTCAGGTAAAAAATGATTATCTTTATAAGATTCTCAGTCATGATTTATTTAAAAAAACCATGTAAAATGACAGAAAAAACACTGAAGAAATTAGGATTTATTAAAGTCAAAGCTAAAGATTCTGAGACAAACAATGGGTATGATTACTATTATTATGTTTTAGACATAACACAAGGATTAAGTTTAGCATCTACAGATAGTGATGAAACTATAAGTAGAAAAGGTTGGAATGTCATATCATGGGATATTCCGGATCTAGAAATTACAAAGAAAAAGCAACTAAAAGCTTTTATCAAATTATGTAGAACAGTAATTAGAAATTAGCATGCAATCATTAAAACTTATAAAGAAAAATGGTAAGTTGACTTATCTACAACCTAAAGATAAGTTAGCTTATAAGATCTTTGAAGACAAAATCAAAGAAGGTCAAAAAGTAGAAATGTATTTAGATCTTGCAGATGATGATCATAGTAAAGGACAGCTTGCAAAAGTACATGCTTGTATTAGAGAGTTGGCCAAAGAAATTGGTTATACCTTTGATGAAATGAAAACTATCATAAAAGGAAAATCCGGTCTATGTATGGAACAAGACGGTATTTATGAATGTAAATCTTTTGCAGACTGTAGTAAAGATGAATTATTACTAGCTATTGAAGCTTGTATAGAAATAGGAAAAGAAGTCAATATTAACCTTCAGTAGGTTCAACATATCCTTCATCTCCAGGTTGCAATACATCTTTTTCTACATATAGATTCTCAGCTTTAAATTGAGACTCCATTTCAGCTAGTAAAAGAGTAACTGTGTAAAAAGATTTTTGAAGATCATCCATATCAGTATAAGCTTTTGTCATGATGTGTTTAATGTACTCATCAGGTTGACTTTCTTTACCAATATTTAAGTATAGGTAGTATGATAGAGCTTTAGTCATTAAGTAAAAACTCTTATTGACTTTGATTGATACTACCGCATCATCTTTAATTTCTTTAACTTTGATAGCCATAAACTTTATTTTAAACAAAAATATGAAACAAAAGTTAGATTTAGAGGAAATTAAACAAAAAATGTTTGAAAAGTTAGAACCTTCCGGGTGGGGACGTGTTCTTAAACCATTTATATTTAGTGGTGACTTTGATAATATTATCTCTCAGTTGGCCAGAATGGCTACTGATGGGAAAAGGTTCACTCCTACCCTAAAGGACTTATTCAAAGCTTTTGAAGAATGTCCTTATAGTGAGCTTAAGGTTATCCTTGTAGGGCAAGATCCATACCCCCAATTTGGTGTTGCTGATGGTATTGCTTTCAGTTGTAGTAAAACTAATGAATTACAGCCTAGTTTACGCTTCATGTTAGATGAGATAAACAGAACTGTATATAATGGTCATCCTGGTAGTTTAAATGTTGATTTAACTAGATGGTCAAATCAGGGTATACTAATGCTTAATACTGCTCTTACAACTACTGTAGGTAAAATTGGACAACACTATAAGATATGGCAACCTTTTATTGCTTATCTGTTTGATTATTTGACATGGAACAACAATGGATTGATCTATGTCTATCTTGGTAAACAAGCTCAAGAATGGGCTGACTCTATCAATGATAACAATTATAAATTTAAACTGTCACATCCAGCAAGTGCTGCATATAATAACAGTGCTTGGAACTCTGAAAGTGTATTTGTTGAAATACAAAATCTTGTTGAAAAAAATTACAATCAAAAACTTATTTGGTAATGACAGAAATATTTAATAGACTTATACAAGAGAATATTACTCCTAATGCATACTATGTTTTATGCTGTATTAAAGAAAAAGTAGTACCCAAAAACTTTGTAAATAAAGAATTAGAATGCAAAAGACTGCAAAGCGATCAATGGCTTACAGAAGATTTGCAACTCACTAGTAAAAGTATTATTTTTACAGAAGAAATTGGTGGGTTCTTTAAAAGAACTAAGAAAAAAGTATCAAAAGATTTAATGGGTGCAGACTTTGTACAAAAAATCCAGGAATATGTTCTCATATTTCCTAATAGGAAACTATCCTCTGGAAAATATGCAAGGACTAACCCAAAGAATCTTGAGAGTGCTTTTAAATGGTTCTTTGAGACATATGACTATAGTTGGGAGTTGATCCTAGAAGCTACAGAAAAATATGTAAGAGATTATGAACTTAGAAACTTTGATTACATGAGAACATCTCAGTACTTTGTTAGAAAACAGAACATTGACAAGTCATTTGAGTCTGAATTAGCAAATTACTGTGAGTTGATTAAAACAACACCTGATGTTGATCAAGTTTATTTTACGGAGGCTGTAGTATGATACCAAGTTTAAGAATTAGTACATTAATGCTTGGGCTTGCTATACTTGGAACAGTACTTTCCTGGTTCATTATTAATCTTTTTGTTGTGAATATCACCATTGGACACTTTGTTATCATAGAAATCATTATTAGTGTATTTCATCATATGTATAACAAAGCAAAAGAACAGTGTAAACAACAAAAATAAATACAATGGCAGAATTATTTAATGGGGCAAGACCCTTGATTCCAGTAAGTGAAAGAAAAGCATTAGAAAAAGCACTTTTAAAAATGCGCGCAAGAAGAAATGGAGAAGTTAAATCTCTTAGGAGTGCTTGGCCCAAATTTAATGATGCATTTTGTGATGGATTGGAGTGGAGAACTATCACCGTAGTTGGTGCTAGACCTGGAACCGGTAAAACTTTATTTATGGAACAGTTAATCAGTGATATCATTGAGAACAATCCTGACCAAAAATTTAGAATACTTAAGTTCCAGATGGAAATGGTTGATGAAACCAGTGGTGTGAGAAAGTTTAGTCTGAAAACAGGTTCTGATTACAATACATTAATGAGTAAGGGAAAACAAATAGATAAACATATCTATGAAAAATGTGTAGAGTACTATCATAAAACCGCAGCTACAGACATAGTGGATGTAGTATATGATGCATGTACAGTAGATGAAATGTGCGCAACCATTCATTATCATATGAATAAGCACAAACTAGAAGATGGGACTTACCCAAACATGCTAGTAGCAATTGATCACTCTGCACTATTCAAAAAGGCTAGAACAGAAAAAGACAAGTTTGAAATGCTTGGTTCATTAGGTGAAGCGCTCACCATGATGAAGAAGCACTATCCAGTTGCCTTTGTTGTGTTAAGTCAGTTGAATAGAAACATTGATGACCCTAAAAGGTCTGAGGAAGGAACTTACGGTAATTATGTATTAGATTCTGATATATATGGTTCTGATGCGTTGTTGCAACATGCTGATGTGGTATTAGGTATTAATAAACCTTCAATACGGAAGATCAGAAATTATGGTCCAGAAAAGTATATCATTAGTGACACAGATGTATTAGTCTTTCACTTTTTGAAATCAAGAAATGGTACCACACGGATAAGCTTCTTTAAGCTAGATCGGACTACAATGAGGATTATTGAGATTGATACTCCACCAACAGCAACAAAGCAAAAGTTAAGTACAAATTAAAAAAAAAGTTATGAGTTTAAGACAACAAAAAACATCTGAATTCTTTGTGCAACACATGGAAACATTCAGAAAGTTGGGAATTATTGATCCATTCTTTGTGATTAAAACAGCATTCTTTCAGAAAGGTAAGTATGGAAGACACACTCAGTTTTTTGAGTGGGAATTAAAGAAAAATGAGGACATTTATGTTGAGTTTTATGACAATGTACATGATCTTAATGGAAAGACTGTAGATTACAAACCTTTTCATGAAGACAGAGTGCTTTGTAAATACAAAATCAACCCTCATTTTGCTGAAGAGTATGAGAAAAAGGAAAACATCAATCAGAATACTGGTGAGCCTTACTTTACTTATACTGTTCCCTTAGCTGAAATGATTGCTGTCAACCCTGATGGAAGAGAAATGACTTATCCTATGTATGAAAAATCTAAGGAGTCACCTTCTAAGGAGGAAGCAGTTATGCCGAGATTGCAAAATAGCCTGGCTTTTCCAAATTTTGAGGAAGAACTGATTAAAAAACCTGAGCAGATAAAAGAAACTACCCTAGAAGATTTACTAGTGGGAGATGATGTATCTTATTCAGAAATGACAATCAGAGATATTGCTGCAATAATTTGGAAGAAACCAGTAAGCAACAAATTATGGTTAAATTCTTTAATTGAAAAACAATGAGTATTGTATTGCCAACTACAAAGGTTTTGGGAGGACGTGTAAATCCCAAAAGAATAGTGATCTATTCTAAGCCAAAGACCGGTAAAACTACAGCTTATGCTGGTCTGGAAAACAATCTAATTTTAGATTTAGAAAATGGTACTGATTATGTAGCAGCTCTGAAAGTAAAAATTAACAGTCTACAAGAATTACTTGACACAGGTAAAGCTATTAAAGAAGCAGGTTGTCCTTATAAGTATGTTACTATTGATACAGTGACAGCATTAGAGGAAATGATTATGCCTTTAGCAATCAAGCTTTACAAACAAACACCAATGGGTAAAAATTTTGATGGCACAAGTGTTATTACTTTACCAAATGGTGCAGGATATTTATATATTCGTCAAGCATTCTTTCAAGTTTTAGATTTTATTGATACCTTAGCACCCCACATTATTTTATCTGGTCACATTAAAGATAAACAAGTGGATGATAAAGGAGAATTAGTAATGTCTGCAAACATTGATTTGACTGGTAAAATTAAATCTCTGATCTGTGCAAATGCTGATGCAATTGGTTATATGTACAGAAAAGGTAATAAGACTTTCTTGTCTTTTAAAACAAATGAAGAAGTTACTTGTGGTGCAAGACCTGCACATCTTAGAAATGAGGAGATAGTAATAACTGAAATGGTAGATGGTGTCCTAACAACAACGTGGGACAAAGTATTTGTGTAACAATTTAAAATAAAATAACAATGGGATTAAGTACAACTGATTTGAGCACTGGTGGGTCTGGCCTTCCAAAAACATTAGCTCCAGGAAATCATGCATTAAAAATTAACAGTATCAGTTTGGATGATTATACATTCATTCCAGGTGCAAAACATTTGATGATGCATGTAGAAGGTCAACCAATTGATGGTTTTCAAGGTTTCTTGATTGACAAAGATGATGAAAGCAAAGGACACTATGCTGGTCAAATAGGTAGAGTAAAAGCAAGCCAATATGCATTTGCAGATGGAGAAACTAAAACTGGTATCAAAATTCAGAGAGATAGATCTATCATGATGTTTATGCAAAATTTATGCAAAACTCTTGGAATCAATGACTGGTTCATTGCTCAAGATAATTTGCATGATACAATTGATGACTTGATCAAAGCATTCAACAATACAGCACCATTTCAAGATATATATCTTGACTTCTGTGTTGCTGGTAAAGAATATGTGGGTAAAACTGGTTATACAAACTATGATTTGTTTTTACCAAAATCTGAAAAAGGTAAGTATGCATTTGGAGAAGAATCCGGTGGTAAAGTATTAACCTATGATGAGAAAACACATTTAGTTAAGGCTAAAACAACAGAAGTAAATAACTTTGGTAATGATGATGATGATGACTTTAGCGTTCCAGCTAAAACATCTTCTGACTTTTCACTTGATTAACAACTAGTTAATTACAGGGGAGTCAGAGATGGCTCCCCTTTTATTATTAATTAAAGTGTTATGATTTCAACAAAAAATTTAATTTCATCTATTGTAGATGTCCCAGTTGAATGGGTTTTTGAATATTATCTTAATCTGAATGAAAGATTGAATGGACAAGACATAAAAATCTTATCTGTATTTAATGCAAAAGATAAAGTGCCTTCAATGTGTATATATTATAACAGTGGAATTTACAGATTCAAAGATTTTTCTTCTGGGTTTCAAGGTGATAATGTTGAATTGGTTCTACGCATGTTTAATTTACAACACCGTTGGGAAGCAGCAAATAAAATAACTTGTGACTATCAAGAATATGTTACAAATAATGACAGAAGGTTTGAAGGTGAAACATTCAATCTAGATAGATACAAAGTTGTTGATTATGAGATGAGACACTGGCAGACACATGATCAAAAATATTGGAGTAGGTTTCATATTGGATCTAAAATGCTTGAGTTCTACAATGTTGTTCCATTATCTTATTATGTAATGGAAAAAACTCAGGTGAATGGTGAAATCAAATCTTTTAAACATGCTAATGGTTATATCTACGGTTATTTCAAAAATGATGGTACTTTGTATAAGATCTACAAACCAACAGATAGAGATAGAAAGTTTGTTAAAGTTCAAAATTACATTCAGGGCTCAGAACAACTAACATTTGATAAGAAGTATCTAGTAATTGTATCTTCCCTAAAGGACTTAATGGCATTCAGAAAACTTCAGATAAAAGATGTTGAAGCAATAGCTCCAGATAGTGAGAACAGTATGCTTGCTGAAACTACTATGTCTAAATTAATCCGGCAGTACAAAAAGATTTTTATAATTTTTGACAATGATGAAGCTGGTATTAAAGCCGCGCAAAGATATCATTCAAAGTATAAGATTCCTTATGTGGTTTTACCTTTAGAAAAAGATATTGCAGATTCTGTTGAAGTACACGGTATTGAAAAAACTAGGAAAATATTACTTACATTATTAAAAGAAGCATTATGAGTTGGATACATAAAGGTAAACAGTTTTCAGATTCTATGATTCCAGAAGGTGGAGTAGGTTTTATTTACATCATGACAGCTGTGATTGATGGTAAGTCAGTAGCCTATATAGGAAAGAAGAACTTCTTTGCTAATATCAAAAGACCATTAGGTAAAAAAGCTTTGGCTATGAGTACAGATAAAAGACTCAAGAAATATAGCCGGGTGATTAAACCTGATTACATGAATTACTACAGTAGTAATAAAACTCTTAAAGATGCTCACAAAGCAGGAGTTGTTATTAAAAGAGAGATATTAATGATATGCTATTCTCAAATGGAGTTAACATATCAGGAAGTAAAGCACCAGTTTAAATATGAAGTGCTTGAGAAAGATGAATACTTGAATGCCAATATCCTTGGCCGCTTTTTCCATTCTAAATGAAAATATATTAGGAATGTAGTATATTATTTGTATATTTGTTCTATGAGAACACAAACCGGAACTTATAGAACATACAAAGATATGTTAATAGCTTTACCTAAGATTGGTAGACTTCAAGTAATAGAATTATCACATAAAAACAAATGGGGAGCTTATTACATTAAGTGTCAATGTGACTGCGGTAATATTACAACTACAGATTTTTCCTCTTTGAATAAATCTAAAGTACAATCATGTGGTTGTTTACAAAAAGAAGCCGTAAAATATACTGGTGTAAAAAATAAGAAGTATATAGTTAATGTAGATAAACTAGTAGATAATGAAGTAACTGCTTATATAGCAGGTCTTTATGCAGCAGATGGTTCAAATGAAAAATCAGGTCTTTCAATTGGTTTACAAAGTACAGATAAAGAGATACTTGAAAAAGTAAGTAGTTATTTTAATTATACCGGACCTTTGTATACAATGAAAAGATCTAAGAATAATGAAAAGGATCAGGTAAGATTAACAATCTCTGACAGTTCTTTTAGAAAGTTTTTTGAAGAAAGAGGTATTATAAAAAATAAAACACTTGATTATCAAGTTCCTGATTGTTATTTGTACAATTCTCATTTTTGGAGAGGTATGCTTGATGGAGATGGATGTATTTTTAAGTATGAAAGAAAGTACACAACCTATGGAATATCTTTAGTTGGTACAGAAAATACTATTAATGCATTTAAAAAGTTTTGTGAATTTATTTTAGGCAAAACTGTTAAAGTTAAACCTTACAAGGTTAAGTCTTCTATTGAGATATATTCAATAAACTTTGTTGGTAAGATGTATCTTCCTTTATTAAAAGCTATATATAACAATCCTATAGCGAATATGTATATAACAAGAAAGTACAATAAGTACTTGGAGATTATTAACAAAACAAAATAATTATGAAAATAGCAATGTACGACCTAGAAGGTCATTTATTAGAAGTGTTTGAAGTGGAGACTGTCAGAGATTTAGAATCACAATTAAAAACTCCTAAAGGAGGTATTAACAATTGTATTACAGGTCACTGCATACAAACAATTAATATGCAGTTTAGAAAGTATTCAGATTTTGCTAAAATTATTAAAAGAATTGGTGATATAACAAATATACCTGGTAAAACATCTTTGCTACCTGTCTCAAAATACTATAAAGGTAGTTTTATTTGTACTTACGAAAATGCTACAATAGCAGCTAAAAAAAATAATTTAGATACTCCAAATATTAATAGGTGTTTAAAGAATGACAGAAATACATCAGGTGGTTTTGAATGGAAATATGCAAATTAGAAGAATTATGACAGAAACGGAAATGACAGGCCTTCTATTACAGTTGGCTGACCTTGGTGTGACTGGTATCAGAGTACACTATGAAGGTGAAGGAGACAGCGGTGCAATTGAAAGCATAAATTATACCACTGGAGAAATAAATGAACCATCTGATGTTTTAGATGAAGTAGATGCATTTTCTTTAGAAAATAGACTTGAAGATTTAAATAGTAATCTTACTGATTCTGTTGATGAATGGGTTAATGATAAACTACTACAAGATATTGAAGATTGGTGGAATAATGAAGGGGGTAATGGAGATGTTTGCATCTGTGTACCGTCCGGTAAATATTGTATTTATAATAACATTAGAGTTACAGAGTATGAAGAGTATACTCATGATGGTAATGTAATTGATAAAACTTTAGAGTAATGGCCCATCCTGAACAACATTGTAAATCCTCAGTAAAAAAATGGGGAGGTAGACAAGCTGATTATCAGGCTATTCATGATTGGTTTGATGAAACTAAAGCTTGGATTGGTCATAGTAAACATAGAATGTTCCGGCATCATTCAGAAGGTATCTTTGAATGTGAAAAAGTATTTGGAGCTAGCTTTGTTAATGGTGATGGTAAGACTGTATATACAAGATATATTGCTGAACAACATGTAAAGGAAGATTGCAACGGGTATATCCCTAGTGCAAAAGAATGGGTAGATATGATTGCATCTGGTAAGCCTGAGTTATGGGCAATTAAAACTTTAAAAATAGAAGACTAATGGAAAGAGTAAATAACATATTTACAGTAGATTCTGTAATAGAAGAAGGTAGTTATATAAAAGTAACTGGGAAATATCTAATACCTAATGGTTTACAATTTGAAAAAGGTGATATACTTACTGAAGATAAATACAACGGTCATCAGATATGTGTAGCATTTGTAACTAAAGATGAAAATGGAAAAGATGGTTTAACTTTAGATACTAGAAGTATGCATCCTACCATTAAAAAATCTTTAGACACAATTATTTCAGGATTAAATTTATTTAAAATTGAAGACTAATGGAAAATGTTTTAGATCTACCTGATGGAGAAAGAGAAGAAATGGCTAAAAAGTACATGCTTGAAGAAAGTTATGGTGCTCCACATCCTGATTTATATGTAGGTTTTTTAGCTGGTTTTCATGCAGCCTATAAATTAGTAACTAATAAAAATGAAGAAAAAATGAGTAGATTAAATAACATGAAAAATGAATTGGAAGCTTTAATTACTAAAGCTATTGACATTTTAGAAAAAGAGTATAATGTAGATGAAGATATGATGAGTCCAGAAGCTATTGCTATTATGAGTTTAAATGATGCTCTAATGGAAGTAATGAATTTAGATGGAGAAAATCTAAAAGTTGAAATGTAATGGAAAACGGAAATAAACCTATCAATCCAATATTAGATTGGAATGAAGTAAAAGCAGACTCAACAGGTCTAACAAAGCGTGAGTATTTTGCTGGATTAGCAATGCAAGGGTTAATGAGTAATTCTGAGTTTATCAAAGGTGGTAGTTTTGATTTTGAATCAAGGAAAACTGCAGAAAGAGTAAGTCGTATTGCTACTAAAGTAGCAGATGAACTTTTAAAACAAATAGAAAATAATGGCAAAGGTTAAATTAAACAAAGAAGAAACAAAGAATCTTTTAAATATGATTTCTTCAACTGATGCAGAAAATGCAACAATTGCATTTGAAGTATTGGAAAACTCTGATTTAAAAGACTATTTTGGGGAATTGATTGTATTATATAAGTATGGTAAGAAAGATCATACAGTATGGGAGAAAGAAGCTCCTATGTCTTGGAAAAAGATATCTGAACATTTTGTAGATAAAACTGCAATGTCCAGTGGTAAATGTTTGTCTATTATGACAGAGAAAAAAGCTAGTAAGGATTCACTTGAGTTGTATTTTGAAAACTTTGTAGGGGATATGATTGGTTTTCTTGACCAGTTAGGATATCCCGCAGAAAAATTTGATATTAATATTAAATTGAAAGAATGAGCCAACAAGAAACTCTAAGTAAAGCAGCCAAAGACTTAATGTTGAAAGAGCCCTATTATGGGCACTTTCTTATTATGTTGAATAAGTATTGGAGTACAAGAGTACCCACGGCTGGTGTGAGTAAAATGAATATAAATTATCAGCTAGAAATTAATGCAGATTTCTGGGCTAAGCTAACAGATAACCATAGACTTGGTCTTCTTAAGCATGAGTTACTGCATATTGCATTTGGTCACTTATCTACTATATTTAAATTTAGTGATAGAAAGTTAGCCAATATTGCAATGGATATGGAGATTAACCAATATATTGAAAGAGGTTGGTTACCGGGAGATGAGTATACTAAAGAAGAATATGACACTTTGGTAGAGTCCCTTAAGGAGAGAATTACTGCTGGGAGAGAAGATGGTACTTTGACTGAAGAACAGATTGCAGAACTTGCTGAACAAATTCCGAACCGTGGTATAATGATTGAAGATTATCCTGAACTTAACTTAGATACTAAAGCTGGTTCTAGATATTACTATGACAAGCTTCAAGAAGCTAAGGAAAATAAAGAACAAAATGGTACCTGTGGGTCTCCTGGAATGGATAAACTTCTTGATCAATTAGAAAGTGGTGAAGGTATACCTGATCATAGTACATGGGAAGATTTTGAAAACATGTCTGAAGCTGAACAAAAGTTAATTGGTAAACAGTTACAAAAACTTTTATCAGATGCTAAAGAACAAACTGTTAAGAAACGCGGTACAGTTCCTGGAGAAATTGAAGGTCTTATTGAAATTGATGAAATACTTCCTCCTAAGTTTGATTGGAGAGGTTACATCCGTAGATTTACTGGAGTAAGTACAAGAGTTTTTTCTAAGAAAATCAGAAGAAAAGAGAACAGAAAGTTTCCTGATAGTCCTGGATTAAAACTTAAGATGAAACAGCATATGTTGTTGGCCATTGATACTTCAGGTTCTGTAAGTGATAAAGAACTTGCAGAGTTTATGAATGAAATGCATCATATTTACAAAGCTGGTGTAGACATTACAGTAATCCAATGTGATACTAGAATTCATTCTATTGAACCTTACAAAGGTGAGCTTGATTTAAAAATACACGGTAGAGGAGGTACTGAGTTTGATCCTGTCATTGAATATTTTAATCAAAACAATAAATTATATACTAGTCTTGTATATTTTACTGATGGTGAATGCAGTGTAGATGTTTTACCAAAAGGTCCAACCCTATGGGTGTTATCTGAACAGTCGTATATGAATGAGAATCTTCCTGGAAGAGTAATTAAGTTAGAATTATAAAAAGAAAAAAGATGTCAAAAAAGAAAGTTGAAAACAGTCAGGTATTGTTGAATGTTGAAGAGATGAAAGACTTTATCTCACACATGGTTGAAAATAATCAGTATATTCAAGCTGAAGGAAAAGTTCCTGTTGCAATAAACATTGAAGGTGATGCAGGTCTTGGTAAAACTTCTGCTATTATGCAGTTGGGTAAAGAGATGAACATGCAAGTTGTAAAACTTAATTTATCTCAGTTAGAAGAATTAGGTGATTTAGTTGGTTTCCCGGTTAAAGAATTTGAGATTATGAATCAAGAAGGAAAAACCATGTGGATTAATGAAGCTCAGATAGATGCAGCTGTTAAGAAAGGATACAAAGTTGTTGCTAAACGCATGTCTCATGCTGCACCAGAGTGGATTCAAGGCAAAGGTGAAGGTGGTTTCTTAATCCTTGATGATTACACCAGAGCTGACCATAGATTCATGCAAGCTACTATGGAGATTTTGGATAGACAAGAATATGTTTCTTGGAAACTTCCTAAGAACTGGCATGTTATTTTGACTACTAACCCAGACAATGGTGACTATAATGTTACTAGTTTGGATATTGCTCAGAAGACTAGATTTATCTCTGTTGGCTTGAAGTATGACAAAGATGTTTGGGCTAAGTGGGCTGAGACTGCAGGGATTGATGGTAGATGTATTAATTTCATGTTGATGCATCCAGAATTGGTAACTCAAAGTGTGAATCCTAGAGCTGTAACTACATTCTTCAATGCTATTAGTTCATTCAAGAACTTTAACCAAAGACTACCAATGATTCAGATGATTGGTGAAGGTTCTGTAGGTGTAGACTTTGCAGCAATGTTTACTATGTTTATCAATAACCAACTTGATAAAATTATTTCTCCTGAAGATATCTTGACTAAAGATGAGCAGTATGTTATGAACTCTCTAACTGCTGCAGTTGGTAAAGATCAAGATTTTAGAGCTGATATCTCAAGTGTAATTGCTACGCGTGTGGTAAACTATTCATTGGTTTATGCAGAAACTAAATCTATTTCTGATCCAATGGTCAACCGTTTAATTAAGTTGACTACAGACTGTGAAGCTTTTACAGATGACTTAAGATATTACATGATTAAGGAGATTGTAAATGGTAATAAGTTGAAGTTCTCAAAACTAATGATGAATAATGAAGTGGTGAAAATGGCTGTCAAATAAATCTGACATAAAACATTTTCCCTTTTTATTCTATTCATCTAACTAATCAAATACAAACATGAGGGGACGTAATACTCCCCTCTTTTTAATTTAAGAAAATGACAGAACAAATATTAAATATTACTACTAACTTAGGTTTTTGGGGTGAGATAAATAAACATAAAAATGTTGTAATTAGTATTGAAAGTAAAATAGGTTCATTTGAGTCTAAAGACATACTTACTTTAAATACAGGGGAGTATATTCCTCAAAAAGGAGATAAGATTTATTTCTTACCTGGCGTAAATGTACCAAGAGTAAAACTAAAAAATGTTGCTCTTGAGTATGGAATTAAAAGTGTCAGAAGTCCTTTTGATGCAGATGTATTTTTTGGAAATAAAAGCACAGTAGATAAAATAACTAATAGTAATTGGCATTACAAAATTGATACTAAGTATTTAACTGATGCTTTGGATAATGAAGCTCTTAATTTAGATAGCTTTTATATTGACAAGTTAAAAACAGCTTTAGAATACTACACAAATGAATTTATCACTGTTGACCACCCGTTAAAATTGGCTTTATTACCTGAAGGAGTAGATGCAGATCAAAGCAAAACTTATTTTATTTCAGATGATTTTACTGACTTAGGAAAAGCATTGATAGGAAAAACTATTTATGAGGAAACCACAATGGTTGATAAACTAAATGGTAAAGATGCAAGTGTTATTGATGAAGAAATGTATGAACAGTTAACTACAATGTTTGATAGTTCAGATAATGACAATCATGTACTTGCTATGGAAATCATGGCTAATTGTAAATACAATGCAAGTCTAGTCTATCTATTGTTGTTATTCAAGAAACAAAATCATCTTATAGGTAATTCTAATACTAAAAATCATGTTAACTTTAAGTCTTTGATAAGCTGGATTTCAGATAACATTATGTATAGAAACTCTATAGATGATATATGTAGAATTTTACATGAGAAAGGACAGTTTACACCGGATAAGTTAGACATCATTCTTAATCATTCTAAAGAGGACATCATAGATAGGGGTAATCATACATATTTCAAAGTTAAAACCATCACAGTTGACCCACAGTTTTTAGCAGAGATGAATTTTAACTATGATTATCAAGTTCAAGAAGAGTATACTCCTTATGAAATTGTAGAAGATGAAGCAGAAGAAGTTGAGCCTATAGGGATAGAAGAGGCACCTGAATCTGAGTTTGCAGTTGAGGATAACTTTGAACCAGAGGCTGAAATAATCCCTGAAGAAGTTATAGAAACTCCATTAGAATTAGAACCCGTATCAAATAACCATCAAATAACACAAACAAATGAATCTGACATTGATTGGTTCTGAAGAACTAGAACAATTTTACAAGCAGAAGTTTTACTTCAGCTACAGTGGGATTAATAAACTATTGTTTTCCCCTATTATGTTTTATAACCATTATGTGCTGCAACAAAGAGAAGATAGTACAGATGCCCACTTGGTAGCAGGTAGGGCACTGCACTGTTTGCTCTTGGAGCCAGATGATTTTGGTAAACAATTTCTCACCCTACCGGGTAAAGTACCTACAGACAGTCAAAAGAAAATAATTGACAGTTTATTCAAATATCATTTGACATTAGGGAATAATACCTTAACTTTGGGAGACTATACACAAGAGATACTCACACAGCTACTCACCGCAAACTTATATCAAACACTCAAAACAGATCAACAAAGACTTGATAAGATTCTCACAACAGAGAACATTGAATACTTTGAATTCTTAAAAGCTAGTTTGGATAAAACAGTGATTGATCAGGTTACATTGGATGGCTGCAATGCATCTCTTGAAGCACTGAAATCTAACTCTGATGTTAGAGCTCTTCTCCAGCTTGATAGGGATCCAGAGAATACTCAAATACAAGTATTCAATGAGCAGTTGCTCTCTACAGATGATCCACAACTTCCGTTTGGGTTTAAAGGAGTCTTAGACAATGTTGTAATTGATCATGAAGCAAAGGTCATCTTTATTAATGACCTTAAGACTACTGGCAAACCTCTTCAGGATTTTCCAAATGCAGTAGAGTATTACAGATATTGGATTCAAGCTGTGATATACTCAATACTTGTTGCTGATAAATATCTGATTGATTTGCCAGAGGCAACTGAATGGAAAATAAAGATTACATTTATTGTCATAGATAAATATAATCAAGTCTATCCATTTCAGGTGTCAGATGAAACGCTGGCTAAATGGGCAGAATCTTTTGTAGAATTAGTTGACAAACTTAAATGGCACTATGAAAACAAAAGATATGATCTTCCTTATGAACTGGCTAATGGTAATTTAAAACTTTAGCATTTATGGTGATCAACGCGCTTTATAAGAAGTATTTTCAAAAGTCTAAGATATTAATTTATCCGCTCTTAGATATTAAAAGGGGAACACAAATTGTTCCAAGTGAGACTTATCTTTCTTGGAATGATGTGCATGCACCCGAGGATAAAAAACTTATTTGTGTATATGAGACTAATGAGTCAGGTTATGAAGAGTTTGAGAAAACAATTTTATTAAAACATACAAGGTTATGTAATTTTAATAAGGTGAATGCTCAACAAACTGTATTTGTATTTGACTTCTCTGATTTAGGTACTGATTGGCACCATTTAATTAATGGTAGATACAGTAGAATAAGTGATGAAATAAAGCGCAAAATTGTTAATTTCTATGATAAACATAGTGGAAACCATGTTTATGTTACAAGCTATATGTTTCCTGAAAAGTTCTTCAAAAGGTATGCAGAAATACTAAATGTTTCTGAAGCTCTTTTGTATGAAGTAGGTGAACTCTGTGACAAACCCGATCTAGAAAAAGAAAAATTATTAATTCAAGTTGCAAATTTTGAGAACATATCAGATTCTGGATTATCTTTGTAATAATTAAAATCAACAAAAAATGAGTGAAAACACTATGATGCTTGTCCAAGCCACTTGGAATGACAAGCAAACTTTCAGAATGATTCCTGTAGCGGATTCATGTCCTTATGTAGAATGCATCTTTGATCCTGACACAAAAGTATTTGTTGTTATTTCAAAAATTGCAAAACAATCTCTTCATATGCTACCTAAATTGGATGACAATGGTGATCCAATGGCAGTAAAATCTAAGAGACCAAATGGTAGAAACTTCAGAGAAGAAAGACACAAAATTGAAGTCTTTCAAGAATTCTATGTTGAAGATGCTACCGCTATGAATGCACTAATTTCAATGTTTGCTGTTAATGCAGACTCATTTGATTATAAAACATTCTTAGGTGAGGTAAGTGGAGATACTAAACTTAAGAAGGTAGCTAAGTAATTAGCTTTTACTTTGGACGCGGAAAAGGTGGGTATGACGCAATATCCACCTTTTTTATTAACTAAATGGGGGAACAGCTTAACTGAACATCAAGATTATGGGAGATATGCCATGGGGACCATGCTACTATTGTAGTGATGAAGGTCCATTAAGAATTACCTACTTCAGCTTTCCAATTAAATGTGACTGTTGTAGTCCAAGTCATTCAGAAAGAGTTGAGCATTGCAGTAAATGTGAAGCTAGAATGCCTAGTCAAACAAAAGTATATATTAATACTAAAAAATTACAAGATCCTATTCACGAAGGTTTATTTACAAAACTACCATGAGAACACATTGGGTAATGGATTATGAGACTTTAAGCAACTGTTTTTTAGCAGTGTTTGAAGATATAAAATCAGAAGACAGAGAGATTTTTGTTTGTCATTCAAGCAAAAATGATATTTTAGAATTGGTAACTTTTCTAGAAAGGAATATTGCTTATGATGAATGGCATGTTAGTTTCAATGGTTTAGGATTTGACAGCCAAATAACAGAACATATACTCCGTACAAAAGAACAACTTCTTGAAATGGATGGTGAGTCTATTGCAAGATTTGTATATGATAAAGCACAAGATGTAATCAGAAGGCAAAGTGAAGGAGAGTTTCTAGAATTTAGTCCAAGAGATCTACAGATTAAACAGGTTGATGTATTTAAGCTTAACCATTGGGATAATCCAGCTAAGAGAAGTTCATTAAAATGGATTCAGTTTAGTATGGATTGGCACAACATTATGGATATGCCTATTCATCATAGTACTGAGATTAAAGCTAAACAGATTCCGGAAATCATAAAGTATTGTATTAATGATGTTAAGTCAACTAAAGCTATCATGTTCTTGAGTAAAGGACAGATTGAGCTTAGAAAAAACTTAACTTCAGAGTACAATATTGATTTATTCTCTGCATCTGAACCTAGAATCTCCAAGGAATTATTCTTGATGTTCTTAAGTGATCAGACTGGAATTAAGAAATGGGAGCTCAGACAGATGAGAACCAACCGTGATAAGATTGTTGTAAAAGATATCATATTACCTTATATAAAGTTTAGGACTGCTACTTTTCAGAATCTATTGAGAAAGTTTAATGATGTTGTTATCTTTCCAGGTGAAACTAAAGGAGGCTTTAAGTATTCTGCACAGTATAGAGGTGTTAAGACTGATTATGGTCTTGGTGGTATTCATGGTGCTAGAACTAGTAAGGTGTATATGTCTACCGAGGATATGGTTATCATTACCTCAGATGTAAAATCTTTTTATCCTAATCTTGCTATTAGAAACAGATGGGCGCCAGCACATTTACCACAAGAAATATTCTGTGATCAATATGAATGGTTCTATGATGAGAGAGTAAAGATTCCTAAGAAAGATCCTAAGAATTATGTGTACAAGATTATCCTAAACTCAACCTATGGGTTAAGTAATGATAAGAATAGTTTTCTATATGATCCGGAGTTTACAATGAGGATTACTATCAATGGTCAGCTGAGTTTGACTATGTTGTATGAAATGATCCTAGAAGAAATTCCAGAAGCTGTTCCTCTAATGCAAAATACTGATGGTCTTGAGACTTTAGTTCCTAGACACAGAGTTGATAGGTATATGGAAATTTGTGCTGAATGGGAAAAGATTACTATGTTGGAGTTAGAACATGATACCTATTCTAAGATTGTCTTAGGTGATGTAAATAACTAAATAGCAGTTACAGATGATGGTAAGTCTAAGTGTAAAGGTAGATTTGAGTTTAAGGATTTAGCTCTTCATAAAAACAAAAGTTTCCTGATTATTCCTAAAGCTCTGCATGCTTATTTTGTAGATGGAATACAGCCTGAAGATTTTCTTAAAGCTAACACAAATATATTTGACTATTGTGGTGGAGTGAAGATCAAAGGTGACTGGAAGTTTGTTGAACACAATGTTGTAGATAAGAACTATAAAGTTAAAGACTTACAACATACTATTAGATATTTCATAAGTAAAACTGGTTCCAAAATAGTTAAGACTAATTTATTGGATGGCCGAGAAATCCAGGTAGAATCTGGTAAATGGTTACAGACAGTATTCATAGATTATGTTGAGAAACCTTTTGAAGAATACAACATTAATACTGAATTCTATCTAGAGAAGATAAGAAAAGAAATTGCCAGTCTAGAACCAAAAACTAATCAATTAAGTTTATTTTAAAATGCCAAAGAAAATTCAAGATTGCACAATGGCGCACTTAATCAGTGTGCCTTTGCCAGCTCATGGTGCTACTTATACTACTATAAGTCACCAATTTGTTATTGATTACTCAAAACAACAGTTATTAGCTGAAGGTTTTGTTATTGTAGATGAAGAGTACAGATGTACTGCTGACGGGCAGATTGCTCAAGGGATTTATAAGTTGAATTTCAACAGTGATCCTGAACTATCAATGATGTTTGCTTGGACAAACAGTTACAACAAACAAGTAAAATTCAAATGTTTGGTTGGTGCATACATAAATAGAACAGGGTCTGTTATGACATCTGGAGAATTAGGTACATGGACTAGAAAGCATACGGGAAGTGCTGACATTGAAACAAAAGATATGATTGATAGTCAAGTACAAAATGCAAATATGTACTATAATCAGTTAGTTTCAGATAAGGCTTCTATGGAAGGTATCAGTCTTAACAAAAGAAGACAAGCACAGATGCTGGGTATTTTGTTTGCAGAGTTTCAGATTTTAACAACTGAGCAAGCAAGCATGGTACGTAGTCAAATGGACCGTCCATCACATGTATTTGCAGATTCAAATAGCTTATGGGCCTTCTATAACTATGTGACTATTGCATTACAGCATTCTCACCCGCGCACTTGGATGGAAGACCAAAGAATCTTACATTACTTTATTAGTACTGTTGGTAACTTTACTCCTGTAGCTGTTATAGCTCCTGTAGAAGAAGCTGTAGTGGATGAATTAGAAAACAATTATGGTCAGCCAGAAAACCAGACTAATCTTTTAGTTCAAATAGCTGAAATTACTGGAGATGAATCTTTATTAGCTGCTCAATATCCAGTAACTGAAGAAGAAGCTTTTAAACTGTCTGATACTCAAGTGGTGCAAGAAGAGATAGAAATAGAGCCAGTTGTGCACCAGTCTGAGGAAATGATTCTAGATGCTAATGAAGCTGAGGAAGATCATGTTATCATTGATGATGAAATTTGGACAACTGAGGAAGAACCTCTAAAGATTGCTACAATCTTAGATGAAACAATAAAGTATACTGATCCTGTAGGTAACACATTTGAAGCTCCAGTAGTTCCATGTGTTGGACATGATACAGAAACAGAAAAAGATTTGGAAGAAGAAATCCGCGAGACTGAAGTAAAAAACTTTCTTGAGGAAGTTGCACCTGAAGTTGATTTCTCCCTAGCGCATGATGATGAATCTATAGACCAAATGGTTGCTGATTATGAGATGATGGAAGCTATTGAATCTTCTGAAGGTACACCAATTGAAGCTAATTTGGATAATGTTCCTGTTGAGAAAAAAGAAGAAATTATTGACAATTCATTTGATTTGGATTTTGTATCAGATGATACTGAAGAATCAGGAGATGATATACCTGATTTCTTTTAAGAGCCTATAGTTAATGTAGGAACAATAATCACTAGGGGATGGCGCAAGTTGTCCCCTTTTTTTTAAATTTGTAGCATGAAGAAACAATTAGAAGGTGTGGAGAAATTCCACAATGCATTTGGTCAAGAGAATGGAGAATCACCAAGATTAATAATCCATAGTCAGTATGATTTAAGACATAGTCTTATGAAAGAAGAAAATGATGAATACTTAGAAGCATGTCATAAAAAAGATCTTGTTGAGATTGCAGATGCTTTAGGTGATCAACTTTATATTCTTTGTGGTACTATTCTTAAACATGGTATGCAACATATTATAGAAGATGTATTTGATGAAATACAAGCTAGTAATATGAGTAAACTTGGTGAAGATGGAAAGCCTGTCCTTAGAGGAGATGGTAAAATCATGAAAGGTATAAATTATTTTAAACCAGATTTAACAAAATTTATTAAACAATAGAGTATGCACCCAATAGCAATTAGAAAAGCAATTATCAAAGCATATATTGCAGGAGCAGCAGTTACAAATGGTGGAGGTATTATGCCTACTAAAAGAGAAGCTGTTGATTATTATGATGATGAGTTTGGAATACTAGACTTAGCAGAAAACAAATGTGATTGTTGTGAAGAAGATGATGAAGAATGAAATGGTTTGTAGTTAAAGGATTTGAGTTTAAATCAGTAAAACTAAATCAAAAATTACCAAATGGATGGGGGAATGGTTATGTAGCTGTTCCCCCTTCTCATCCTTTATGGGGAGTAGATTATAATAATGTTGATGATATAGATGTTCATGGTGGATTGACTTATTCAGAAATAAATGATCTTCCTGGAATGTTTAAAGAATATGCTGTTATACCAAGTGATTATTGGATATTTGGTTTTGATACTAAACATTGGGATGATACAGAAGAAAAGTGGCCAAAAGAAGCTGTAGAAGCTGAAACAAAAAGATTATTCTGTCAATTGATGGATATAGAAATAGGGGGACTGTAATGGTCCCCTTTTTTTTCTGTCTAACTACCTTCCTTGTCCTCTATAAGACTTAGTGTAGTGTTTAGATTTCTTCATCTTAGAAGATTTTGTTTTTGCATGTACTCCCGGACGTGATTTTTTTACTGCGGTGTATGCTCTTACTGTTGCTGTTCCTACTTTTGCCATTGTTATTTTATTTAAAGAATGTTGATTCAAATGATTTCCATGCTTGTTCCGGATTAGTATTGTATCCAGAGAATCCCATTAATTTTAAGAATGCTGCCCAAGCTTTGTTATCTCCTTTTTCCCATATACCTGTCTTGCGTTCATACTCTTCAGTAATGTTCCAAGGCATAACCTGATTTCCAAATTTAATTATTCTATCAAATGTACTTGTCATAGCTGATGGAGATCTTAATACTCTGACAGCATCAATAGGATTAATATATGATGCAGTTTCAGATCTCATTCTGAGTGTCTCATACAATAAGAAGTTATAAAGATAATTATCTTGGATTGCTTCTCTTTCATCATCATCTGGATCTACTAATATATTGGTCAGTATAAATGCTAGAGTAGACAAAGCCATAATAATACTTAACTCAGCAAGTACTTTACTTATTTGTGCTTTCTGATAGGGTGTATATGTTGACCAGTTTTTAATTACATTGAATTTATACTGTCTAATATCAGACATCATAGTATCTCCAAATGTTCTATAGTATCCTTCAGTTGGTGTACCAATTTCATGATCCATAGATACACGTTTGAATCTTCTCTTATAACCTGGAGCAACATGTTTTCTCCACATTAATGCTAGGCGGCCAAGAGAATGTTTCTGAATTGTACCTTTATCAAAGTCATTATAAACACCATGCATATACTTATTTAACCCATGAAGTCTAGCTTGAATATCTTGTCTTTGTGTTTCTCCAAAAGGAACATACAAAGGTTTACCATCTTGATCTAGTTCTGCTTCACCCTTGCTATTAGTCTTTGCAATTTTTATTTTGCTGTGTGCCTCATCTGCACCATAGGTATTATATGCTTGGAGTAATGTTATTTCTTCTCCTGTAGCTTTATCTAAAACTTTAATAGAATCAAATAAGGCAAACATAGTTGATACCTGGATTTCATATTCACCAAAGTGTTGGTTAAAGAAAAGAGTATCTGTACGGAATAATTTATTTGCCATACTCATACTTACTTTCTTACCATAGTTATCTTTGAAGTTACCTTGCATTGGATCATATTTCTCTACTAACTTTCCTGCTAGGCTAGTAGGGGCAGGTTTTCCAAAATCACTTAAGATTCCCGGTAAGTTTTTAGCAAGAAATGCTTTACCTCTTCTTAGATTTTTACGGTTAAAGAACTGTCCACCTACAGCTTCAATCATTATTTGGATATTACCTTGTAAGTTATTGGCCACACCTTTAAGTAAATCAGCTGCAATTGTAGTAATTGCTGAGTAACTCATAGCTGTATTGGTAATTTTAGTAAGTGATAATCCACCAAAGATCTCTTCAGCTTTTTGCATCTCACCATAAACTACCATGTCTATAAATGCATCAAGATGTTTTTTAGAATAGCTCTCACCATTCTGACGGATGTACTCTTCATAACCAAGCTTCTTTGCAAATGCATCTAATACACCTTGACCTTTACTATTTGTTTCTGGAACTTTACGGGCACCAACAATAGTTTTCATAAGAGATGTTTCAGCATTTATATTATTCAAAGCTTCATACTTATTAGCCATAGCACTAAAGACAAGAACAGACATTGCAAAATCTAGTGTAACATCTTTAGCATCCATCTTCTGTGTATAATAAATAGGCAAGAACTTTACATCCTCCTCAGATAATGAACCCAATGCATACTCTGTATCCCATGATTGCATTTTGACAGCTTCACTTACATTTGTTTTAACAAAGTCTTTGAGACCATTTTGCATTATTCTTTCTAGATCAGACTTAGAAATAGAAGGAACTCTGAATTCTTTTTGTTGTGATTCAGGAAGTTTAGCTTGAGCTTCAAAATAAATCTTAAGTAACTCAGCATGATATCTACCTTTCTCATTTTTGGCAACATCATTAGAGTCATACATGGCATCCCATTTATCACTCTTATATTTATTAGATGGAGTTGCAAGATCATCAAAGTAAGTTACTACACCTTTATACTCATTTACATTTTTCCTTTGCCATTTATTGTAATCATCCTCACTAATAATTTTGTTGTCTCTATCCTTTTGCATCTGGAGAATAATCTTATCTCTTTCTTCTTTTGGTCTTGCTTGTGTATTATCTATATACCATTTATTGCGGGCCTCCCACCAAGCCTTGATTTTAGCTGCTTCTTCCTTAGTAGCTTTTTCTCCAACTTTCTGTGGCAATGGGCCCAACTTTTCAAAGAATTCTCTTTTTGCTTTGTTGAACTTACTCATGTCAAACTTCTGAACAAACTGTATTTCTTTTCTGCTTCCAGAAATAGTACCGTCTTTATCATATATAGGTATCTCAACTTCATCATAAATTCCTTCATTGAATTTAGCTGTGTTATCTGAAGAAGCCGGAGCTGTCTTTCTATACTTCTGAAATGCATCAACCAGTCTGTCTCTGACTTTGATATCTTTTTGTCTAGCAAATTCTAACTGACTCTTAACAGACTTAGCAAATAAAGCCAAGGCACTATCAGAAGATGTAATAAGAGGTGAAAGCAAAAAGTCAAGAACTCCTTCATCCCTATTGGCCATCTTCAGAATCTTCTCCATTGACCCTTGATCAACATCAAATCCTTCAAAGAGTTTAAGTCTATCTTCTAGTTTTTTAATTTGTTTTTCTTTTTTCTTATCAGACATTTTGGTATTAGCTTCAATGTCCTTTATCTCTTGTTGCATTCTTGCTATTTCTTGAGGAATGGTTTTGTCTTGTAGGGTAGACTTGTACTCCACTAAATACTCTGCCATAAGAGGGATAGCTTCAGTGACTACTTTTTTCTTTACCTTGTCTCTGATTTTAATAGCGTCCGTTAACATCTTTTGTGGTGTCATTGGGCCATATGTATCTTCTACTCCAGCTCCTGTTGTAAAATAGTCCATCATATCAGCTGAGTCAATTTCATCTAAGATAGAATAGCTATTTGCAAAGTCATTGATACCAGTCAGCTCAATCATGATCTCTTTAGAAGTCATGTTCTTTTTATTAGCCAATAGCTTACCAAATCTAATCTCTACTTGTTTAGCTTTATCATAGGCATCCTTGACAAACATTCCAATTGAAGCTACACCATCCATAGTTTCCACAGCAGTAAGTAATTCTTTTAACTTACTCTGCTTGTACTTTACATTTGCAATCTTCTTACTGTTTAAGATCTCAATTTGTTTGTTGATGTAAACTTTGATTCTTTGTACTAATCCAGAAAAATCATCATTCTCCAGCTCTTCTTGGCCAGGCACTCCTTGACGTTCATCCTCATAGTTCTCTTCTTTAACTACAACATTTAAATCTGGATTGAATTCATACTCTTCTTCAATCCAAATTCTCATTGCTTCATCTTCATTACCATGAGCTCTTGCAAGAACATCTTGCCATTCTCTACTTGTTTTTCTTGGACAACTTAACATATTGCTTTCAATAAGGTTTCTATAACTTTATTTAAATCTTTATCAGTTTTTGCATCTCTTAAAGACTCATAGATATCTGCAGTATCAATACCTTTTACAGCAAGATACTCATCAAATCTTTGTTCTTTAATCATTTGCAATACTGCTCTGAAAATTCTATCTCTTTTTGCTTCATCAAGAGGCACACCAGGATCTCCTTCTGGAACCATTTCTCCAGTTTCTAAATCCATGTTTCTAAAGTAAACATCATTGTTATACTTATCTACTAAATTGTATAAACCATTTTTGTTTAACTGCCATTTTAAAGTGCCTGCCATAAACTCTACAGGTTTACGTCCTCTATTTGTCTCTACTATAGACTGATAGGTGCGCAAACTATCTTCCAAATCTATTTCATCAGCACTAGACATCTCTTCTTCAATATCCTCAAAAAGATCATCAGTCTCAGATTTAACTCTAGGAGTGATCTCTACTATTATTGAGTTTGGATCTCTTGTTTCACGCAATTTAAAAATATCAGGATAAGCCTCTTGTAACATTTGCATTACCTTTTTGTTTGGCTTATATATAATTTCTAAAGCTTCAACATTTATAGATGGTAACCTTGAATTTATAAAACCAGTGGTAATAAAGTATGCATCTTGGTATTTACTTATAACACCTTTCAACATACTTTTAAGTGCTGTCTCTGACATGTATGGATTAAGCTCCATTGCTCTCTTAATAAAACTAGGAATGTTTTTCTTTTTCTCAGTAAGCCAGTCTTTAACTTCTTGCTTAGTAGGAATATCAAATGTTGAGTCTTCTGACCTTCCAGTATTTGTAGGATACCCACGGACAAAAGCCTCTGCCAGAGCGTCACCATAGACACTCTGCAAAGCCTTATAACCTTTATCTGCTTTGTTTATACAACTCATGATAATTTACATTTTAAACTTTCAATATATTCTTCTTCTGAATAGTCAAATGGCATGTTTTCAAATTCATCCATTAAGTCCTCTAAGTTACCTAATATTTTTTTCTGAGCTTCAGTAAGACCATTATAAAATTCAGATAGCATGACATTTGAACCTCCAGCTACTGTTTTATTAACATTCCTAGATGGTTTTAATGGCATTCCTGGTGTTAGATCTGCAGCTCTTCTGAATGTAAGTGTGATTGTATAATTACTTATTACTTTTCCGTTTGGTAATGTAATAGGTAACTGACTACCAACTTTAGCATCATTTATAGGTGTAGAATGAGTTAACTGAAATCTACCATTTCCATTTAAACCAAATGTATAAATGCTACCGTCTTTAGTAAGTACTTCATTAGTATAACCTTTTAATTTTTCATCACCTCTAAGATATCTATCATCATATTGATTAGCAAAAGTCATCTTACCTTTATTGTTATCTACAATACCTAAACCAGCATTTGCTCCCATAGTATATACAATTACAGGATAACCTTCAGCAGACTTAGATTCTGTTACATCTTTATGAGGAAAAATAAATTCATTTGGTTGATATATATTACCTATTACAGAATCATAATCTGACATGTCAATACCTAATGCATTTTCAATATCATCAATTATTGGTTGTAATGCAGACATTGGTGGTAATGGATTACCGTTTTGGTCAAGCTCATGATATGCATATGTATACTCACTTGCACCTATAGTATTACCTTTAGCATTCTGTCCTAAATCAATCAATCTATCTCTGACTCCGGTAGGGGCAAATGAATTTATCTTAATTGGTTTTGCTTTTATAGTAACTCTACTCCACATCTTACCAAAATGAAACATTTGATTAGCTCCTTTTCCTACATTCTCTTTGTATGTTTGAGCTTGTATTTGAGGTTTTATAAGATCTAAAAACTGTTGTTTTTTAGTTTTACTAGGATTAGTTTCAGCTTGTACAACACCATAATCTTCTGATATTACTTTAACATTATCATTCTGATTTACAGGTTGTGCAGTTTGATTTAATGTTTTCTCATACACATCTTTAATAGCTTGTTTACCTTGTTCTGTTGTATTAGATGAAGTACCTATTCCAGCAAAATTTTTAGTTAATACAGGAGTATTTATAGATAAAAAATCTTGTTTAGAAGAATCCCATTTATACCAACCTTGTGGATAAGTACTATTAGCAACTTGATTAAATACATAAGTTGGTTTATTCATCATAATACCTAATTGAACAGCTACACTTGTTCCACCATTAACTTGAGGTACTAATGCCTTTTTAGTAACTTTACCCATAGAAATAGTAATATCAGTTCCTTTTGGAATTAAAGAACCTATAGCAAAAATTCCATCAGCATTTTTAACCTGTGCATAATTTCTAATCTTTTTTGTATTTCTTGTTGTATGATTAGATTCTATTCTACCCATAATTCTTTCAGCATTTGTCACAGCTATTTGAGCTTCACCAGTTGCTGGACCTTGAGTAGCTACATCACCAATATCATTGGAGGCATCTACAGGTTTAACACCTTTAGCTTTAAGTCTTGGATCTGAAACATCACCATCTATTGGTAATAAATAATGTTTATCATTTACCATTCCAAACTCTTTTCCTATTAAGTCCCATTCAGCATCATAACCTTTAGCACCACCTGAGTGATTTGTAAATTGAGATAAACCTGTAGGTTGATTTTGAGTAGATGGTTGAGTACCTCTAAGTTCATTTCTTACTTCCATAAGTAATTTAGGAAACTCTTTACCCCATTTAGTTTTATCTTGTGTATGTGTGAGAGTGGCATTACCTGTAGCAAGTAATTTAGCAAGAGCATCTGGATTTTGTTCAAAAGAAGATTTAATTAAGATTTTCATATTAATTGAAGAATCCGCATCCCATCTTTGTTCATCTAATCCTTTTACTGTCCTACCAAATGCTCTAGCCTGAGCTGCTGATTTTTTATTAATATCTTCTACAATAGCATTTTTTTGATCCTCTGTATAAGATTTACTATAGTTTAATTTCTCTAATTGATAAGCATGCTCCACAGAAGGATAAGTTATACCATCTCCTAACATAAAAGGTCTTTTAGCAAAATTACTTAACTCAGCATTTTCTCCTGTACTTGCATAAATATTAATCTTAGTTTCTGGTCCAGGTAAATTACCAGCAGATGGTTGAGTAGGACCTTGTTCTAAGAAGTCAGACATATCTCCAAAGTCATCTTCAGAGAATGTACTTAAGAAATCTTCTACAGATTCTTCTTCATTTAAATTACTTGGGTCAATCATGTAGTTTTTAAACTGAGACTTTGCATTCAATCTGTTATAGATTCTTTCTAATGTTTCTTCTGACAAATCATTATTCAAGAAAGAGTTTGCAGCATTTTGCATAATTTCAGTAAACGCCTCTGGATCCAAGACTTTAACAAATCCTAATTTAGAATAACCAGTTCCATGTTGATAATACATAAACATAGAAAAGTTTTTGAAAACATCACTGATTCTATTATTATCCATTTTCTGAACTTCCTTATTGGAGTTTACTACTTTTCTTACAGTATAATCTGCTAGTTGTCTAAGATTTTTATAATAATCATCAGCAACAGTTCCTTTAGCTGTAGCTTTATCATTCAACTCTAAAACATTTACATCTTTTGTAAATTTAGCTGGAGCCAATTGAGCCAGTACAGGAAAGTTATCTTTGATGTTTTGGTCTTCAAACTCATTAATTATATCCATAACCATTGTAGTATATGAATACTTAGTAGTACCCATAATAAATGCACGGTTATAACTGTTCATCAATGCTGTTTGAGTAATATATTTATCATAACCCAAATCTTCTGAGCCTGCTTGGAAAGAAAGCTTAAGAAAGTCTTTATTCTTAGCTAAAGATTCTTTAGTGTAAACAGTAGTTAAATATTCTTTCTCTATTGCAAACTTAAGATAAGTTGGAAATGTTGGGAAAGGATTTTCTCCAGCATCAAATGTATCTAAGTTTTTAGCTCTGTTACCTTCTGGAGTATTATTTGAACTCAAGAATATCCTAGCATCAAAATCTTTTCTAGCTTGTTCTAAATTAACTTTTACATCCTTATCTGTAAATGATACTGCAGGACCTGTTGTTACTTCTTTAATTGGTAAGCTGTGAACTGATTCCGGTAGGGTAACCGGGCTTCCATCATTATCAAGAGAGTTAGACTTAGTATTCTGGAAAATGTAATTTACCACTGCATTGTTGTACATGTTAATAAATCTTTCTTTTCCTTTTACACCTGGTCCAAACTTTTGAACAATCATATCTCTAGTTTGGTCTATCTTTTTCTCAACAAACTTTGAGATAGTTTCATTAAGTCTCAATGGAAATAATGGAACTACAAGATCCATAATCAAACCACTCTTATAGAATGAAGAAAGAATAGAATCTTTTCTTAGTCTTTTTAAGAAATCAGAATCAATTTTAGATGTTTCATCAAATAGTTTAAATGCATCATCCCTCTTCTTAATCTGAAGAGTAGTATCCATTAAACCTGTGTCTGGACTAAATGCCATTTCCAATTCATCCATTCCCTTAAATTGTTTTTCTAACTGCAGCATGTGCATTAAAATAGCCAAGTTTTCTATACTAGGATTGCGTCCTCCTCTTACTAAAGATTGTAATCTATCTTTAGAAACTGTAGAAGATCCTGGGAATGCTCTATTCCATAAAGCCTCTGATGCATAATAGAAGTTATCATTATTAGCAATACCACCGGATCTTTTGAATAAAGTTTTTAAACTATCATAGTCTGTATTTTCTTCAAATTCTTTTAACTCAATAATTTGATCTACTGGAAAGTCATTACTATGAAATATTCTTTTTCCAGTAGCTTTTTTTAGAACTTCTTCTCCTTCTGCATCTTTTGTTTTAATGATGTAAACTTTATCTTGATCCTTTTGTTTTAGCATATCAGCTATGTCCATCATTCTGCGGTCATTTGCATAGTTTGCAACCTGCTTAACTATTTTCTTCATTTCTTCACCACCTGCAGAAACAAGAGAAGCAACAGTCTCCCTAAAGGCTGTAGATTTTACTTGATGACTAGGAACAGGTGCTTCTTGAAGTTTAGCCATTGAGCCTCCATAGTACATTTGTTTCTGAATGTAATCTACAATCCAAGGGTTATTGATAAAAGCAAATACTTCTGGTACACTTACTCCAGCTTCAATAAGGTGATTGATTGTACCCAATGCCTCTTTTACAATTTGTAATTTAAATGGAAAAGGATTATTAGCACGGTCAAGCAAACCTTGAAGACCATGAGAAAAAATATCTCCAATCTTTTCACCATCTACATTATTCTGATTAGATAAAGAAATATTTTCATTAAACATAGTTTTATTATGTCTCATACGGATTACAACATCATACTGAGCAGGAATTTCATCATACTTTTTAGTTTCATCATTCCACACAGTGGCATTGTATGATAACGGCATAATAGCTCCTACACTTTTGAATAATGCATGCACTTTGTTTTTCTTGGCCATAATACCAAGCGGCATATTACCAGATAACATTGCTTCATGCTGACTTAAGTTGTAATCATTATCTAATGATCTTGATGGACTCATTACTTCTTTGTCACCATTTATCCTTACAGACTCACCATGTGCATTCTTTTTGTTGTTATACCCTCTAGAATACTTGTCATAGAATTCAACTTCATCTTCTACAAGATATGTATTATTAGGTTTTGTTAAACTTGCATGATTATCCGGTAAGGAGAGTATATCCCGCGTGCTTTTGATTAACTTGTTTTGTGCAGCTTTTTTGTACTGATCAATTAAAGCTTGAGGATTTGGTAACCCTTTTTCTTTTCTTACTTTTTTGCTAACACTATTAGATTCTTTTACCATCTTGGTAAGCTGTTCCAAATTTTCTGCAGGTGCCTTAGTTAAAGTACCATCAGAATTTATATTTGGTAGCATGAAGAAAATCTTATCAACGTCAAAGTCAGATCCAGCTTTTGCAACAATCTCAGTTGGTACAATTACTGTGTTACCTGCACTAGCATCAAGGAAGTGCCATACTTCAGCAAATTCCATAGAGTTAGCAGCATCTGTTGGGATCCTTGGTCCTACAATAGTGATAAGCTCTCTGTTCTTATCTAACCACTCATCATTTTTAATTAACTCATTAAGACGGTCTGTAGTTCCAATAAGTTCTCCATCAGGATGTTTTAAATTAAGAATGTTCAAAAAGTCACCATTCATAGGTATTGCAACTTTCATAGCTGAAGTTGGTTGTCTTGTACCATCTTTATTTAATTTACCTCTAGTATAAAAAGGTAAGTTGTTAGAACCCAGATATTTTCTGATTAATTCATCATTATTTTTAATAGCTTCATCTCTTTGGTAGGCACTGTCCCACACACCGTTATAGAACGTGGATGGAGCTTGAACCATAGATTCTCCCTTTGTCTTCTGTTTTATTATACTTTTTTGAATTCTATTTACAATAACTTTCTCAAGCATGTCTGCCTCCGGGTGAATAGAAAAGTCCATAGATAGCTGATCACTAAGTGTAGTATCCAGAAGTTTAATCAAATGCTCAGGAACTTCTTTAGCTCCTAATTCATCTCTGATAAGTTCAATAAACTTATCTAACTTTCCAACATACTTTTCTGTCTTAGGATCATATTCATAACCTATCTTGTTTAATAAATCCAGAGCTAATGTTTCAGTGTAATCCTTAACATTAGCTTTGTAGTTATTAGCTATTTCAGCATTTGCTTTGTTAATTACATCTCCAACATTGAAGAGACCATCTAATAATAATACACGTTTCTGAGTAGGATAGCTAATTTCTTTCTTAAGTTTGCTTGCAACTTTAGTTACATCCTTAAGATACTCCAAGTAGATAACATTTTTTCTAATTGGTGCATCTGCAGAAACTGTTTTCTGTGTTTCATCACCAAAGATGTTATCAAAGTCTCCAGTCATAGTAAGTGTGGCAACTTTAGAACCAGAACCAAATGCTACATACTGAAGATTTTCCTTCATCATTTTTACATGTAAATTATAAAGCTCTGTACCTTTTACTGCAATAGTTGGAATAATAGGAGCTACTGCAAACTTATGCATTCCTGTTGTTGCTATAGGAGCATTAGCAATTGATCCATAGTAATGAAGTTTGTAAATTGGAAAGAACTCTTTTACTTTTAAAGGATCAACTTGTTCTCCGGCAACAATCTGTTGGTATAATGTTTCTTGCGGAATGGTCCAGCTTTTACCTTGTTTTTTAAGTGTACGGTATGCATCAAATGTCATAAAGGCTGCACCATCAGATTCTGTCATCTTCTTATAGGCCTTAGCATCTTTTGCAAGTCTTCTATCTATTTCTTTCTTTAATGCAGCTTTATCTGTGTATAAAGGGGTTAGGGCAGCTGTATATTGCTCTTTCCAGCTTTCTAACATTTCATCTAGATATACAGACTTTCTTTCTGCATCTGCTATGACACCGGTATTCAATGTACCATTCATAACAAACTTATCTAAGTCAAGACCTGTTTCTTTAGCAAGTTTTTTAGCATAAGTATTCTTGTTGAACACTTTGTTAATGAATTCATGCATGTACTTATCATTGACAAATCCATCACCATCTGATGTAGAACCAGGTGCACGTTTACTTGCTTGTTGTTTGTCATGATTGAACTGAGAAAGATCACCATTGAAAATGTTAAACATTTCAAATTTATGTATCCAGTCATTAAACAAATAAGATTTAAGAACAGTTTTCTTTGATTCATCAGATATATCACCTTTAGTGTCTATACCAGCTTTTTCATAAACCTTATTGTCTACATAAGGCAGATCTTTAAAGTAATCATTATACATTGCTTCTGTTTTCTCAGTGAAATAATCAGCAATGTCTTTTTGAATTTTTAAATAAAGTCCTTGGTTATTTCTGATATGGGTAGGTAAATCTACCAAAGGATCGGATGCTAAAGCATATAAATCTTTTTTGGTTTGATCTCTCAAGATGTTATCAAAAGCAGTGAAGAATTCTCCAGCTCTACCAATTAATTTATCATTCTTATCTTTAATCTCTCTGTTATAACCTTTGATATTTTTAAGATCCTGTGGATTCTGTTTAAAGTATCTGATTCTATCAAACTCTGCAGCAATATAGTCAAGGAAATAACCACCTACAGCAACTATTTCTCCATCACTAATTTGTTCATTTGGTTTAGTTACAAACTTACTGATATCAATGTATAAGCTTTGATCAACACCATTTGTAATACCATTGACAATAACTTTCATTTTACCACCCAGTAACTTGATACCATATGCAGATTTCTTTTCAGCATGGCGGATAAACTCTGCTATACCATTTAAGCTCATAGTATGAAACTCTTGAAAGAATTTACCTAACTTATCTAAGTCAGATGTATTCACTCCTTCCATCTCTGCTATCTGTGTACCTGCAGTTTGTAAAAGCTCTAAAGATCTGGTTCCTTTTCTATCAAAGGTTCCTTGAGCAGTGTCAAACATAGCTCCAAAAATTTTAGATCTTAAAGTAAAGAATGATTTACCTGGTCTCAAGTGTGACATATAACCTAGCTCTGGTTTGCTCCAGAAATCACTAAGATTTTCAACATTGTTTATTGCATCTACAGTAACTGTAACTTGACTATGGTTTACATTTTCAAATACTCTGTTACCGTCCGGTAGCAAAATACCTGGATTAGCAGAATCATATCCATACTGAGATTGCAACTCAGCAATTCTTTTAAGGATATTCTTTTCTGCTACTTCTTTCTTAAAGCTTTTTAGTATTCCTTTTGGAATTTCACCTCTTAGTGTCCCTACTGGATTACTAACAAATTTGTTTAAGAATTCAAGTTGTTGTTCAGTGCTTTTATTTGATTTCTGAATGTCAGAAAAATCTTTTATAATATCATAGATATATGGTAACCCAAAATACTCTGCTCTATCTTCTATATTTTTTTTGATAACTGGTAAAGCATCAAGCTTCATACCTAATGCTGCAGCAAACTCAAATGCTTTAGATGTATCTAACTGACCAGGATATTTCTTATTCTCAAATGCAGTAATTACGTCATCCAGTTTTAAAGTAGATTGGTTATCTGAATTCTTTTCTATGTAATCATTTGCTATACTACTTTTGAAAATTGATTCAAATTTTCTAATAGTACTGTCTACTTCAATAGATGATTGAGTAACATCAGCTTCAAATCCTTTTAATATATTTTCTGATTCCCCTGTAAGGAAGTTTGTTCCCGGCTCGTATTGTGGGAACACAGTGAATTGCCAGTATTTAACTGAAGGTTTTGCAAATGTTTGCCAGAATGAATTACTCACATCTATTTCAAATGTATTAGTAATCAATCTTGGATCTGGGAATTTAGTTTCAATAAGCTGAGCTATTTCTGGAAAGTTTTTTGCTTCTGCCATTAATGTCTCATATGCTTTTTCTCTATCTCTTATACCACCAATTGCTTTAGTAACAATGTTCCAAACCTTTTTAAAATCTGCGCGCTCTTTAAAACCAAGTCTGTTGTATGAAGTATTACCATTACGGTCTACTTTATATAAACTTTTAAGAATGTAGATTACTTCTTTATCAGCTAGTTGCATCAAAGATTTTTTAGTACCCGCTGAACTACCAAATGGTGTTTCAGAATCATGAGTTTCATTTTCTTGATCTTCATCAATCTCATCACCATTCTCATCTAACATATCAAGATCAAGCTCATATTTCTTTTTAGATAAATCAAAATCTGAATTCTCTAAGTGATATGCAATTGTTCCAGTAGCTTCAATACCTTTAATATCCCATTGTGGATCTCCAAAGTTATCTACAGCAGCTTGTAGAATTCTAACATTATCTAACATAAATTCTTGTTCTGCAGACAACATGTAATCAGGAACATCTTTAACTTCAAAATCTGTATACTCTTCAGCTCCTCCAGCTTTGTAATTATCAAACTGAACTTGAGCATCCTCTAAACTAGAAACTACAATTATCCCTACCGGCTTCTTACCTTTCTTAATAGATTTATGTGAATAGAAATCACCAACTATTTTGATACCATGCCAAGACTCACCTCTAACTCTGGTACCTCTACGCATGTTAGCATCAAGATTATCAAAACCATCAATCTGTGATTTAAGGAATACATATTTGTCTTCTCCTTTGTTAGATCTTAATACAGCTACTGCTTCTGATTCAATTGTTTTCTGATTAGGGTCAGAAGATTCTAAAGCTTTAATTTCACTAAAAGGTGTTACACCTTCTTGAGAATGTAATTTTTCTTTAAACTCATCCAACTTATCTTGTAATCTTTCTTTGATTACCTCATACATGAATGCACGGTGGTCTGGATCAATAAGTAAACCAATAGTTCCAGATTTTAAACTATTATAGTTACCAGTTTCTTCAGCTTCTTCAACTCTTTCTCTGTACCAATCATCAACAAAATCAGAAATGATCATGTCCATAGTATCAGAAACTAATCTAGAATCTTGATCACTAAGGGCACTATCACTTGGTCTATTTAACTTGCTGATACCACGGTTCAACATCATAAAGTCAACATTATCTATATTGGCTTTGTATGATCTCACAAATGATTTCTTATTAGAACTATAGTTTAATTTCTCAAACAATTCTCTCACAGCTGGAACATTCATTACATCTGTGATAACTTCAGTTGGATTAATTGCTTTTTTACCAAACAAGCTTCTGATAAAATTCATAATCTTTCTGAAGAGTTTATTTCTTATAGGAGAACCTTTCTTAATGTAATTGCTCTTCATATAAGTTCTAAAGTCTTCAGCTAGTAACTCATCAACTGCCTTATAGTCCATAGACTTATAGGGTTGGTTTCCGCTGGCATCTTTGTAATTAATTACTTCATCATAAAGACTGTATTTTTCTTGGCGGGTAAGAAACAATTGAGAGAAACCATGCCATGCTTCATGGTAAACATCAACCAATGTACCTACACCTTTATTAATTTGAATCTTACCTTTAATATCAGGATTGGCCAATGTAGCACCGCTAACTACAAAGCGCGCAAATACATCTGAGTTAACCAGATTAAATGCATGTTGTAGTTCAATATGTTTTTGTAACTCTTTTCCTAATGCCGTATTGTTCCACCAGTCAAGGACTTTAGCTGTATCTTCTTCACCAATTTCATCAGCCATATATCCTTCACGGTTTAAGCTATCATTCTTAGGTGCTCTAGAACGTAAGCTTCCTTTCTTAGGAGAAGGATTTATTGTTGTTGGGTCTGGCATTTCAGGCTCAACAGTTTTTTGGATTATTTCAACTTCTCTCTGAAGAGGTCCTTCTGCTTTTGGAAATGCTCTATTGATTATATCAGTAACTGTATTAATTTGTTTACCGTTTATGTATCTTGCACCGGCAAATATATCACGTAACTGTTCAGCAGCTTCTCTGGTATATCTTTGACTAATATTAGTATTGATAGCTTGAATAAGGCTTGCAGCATAATAGTATGTATCATACTTTCCTTCCATTCCTTGTTGAGCTAACTGAGCTCTAAACTCTGGAGAAAGAGCGCGATCAGCAATAACTTGTGCCTCAATTTCCATAGGAGATTTATCAGCATTTTCCAATGCTTTTCTTTCTTCTGCTAATTTAATTGATTCCTCAAGGGCCTCTTCAAATGTTTGTGATGCTGCCGCAGAAGCAATTTTAATTTCTTTTTCCACTTTATTCTCTTCATTAAACAACAGGTGCTTATTGTAGAAACCAGGATCTCCGTCAAATAAATCAACGTAACCATCAAGTGTGGATAAAAAATCAATGTAGTTTGCAACTTCAATTTGTTTTGTATTTGAATTGTATACTAAATACTCCTCATCATTCAACAAGTCAGATTTGTATGACATGTAAGTTGCTTTACCATTAGCTCTACCAGATTTGAGAGTGTCACTAAAAGTCTTAATACCGGCATCTAATTTTTCTCTACTAGCCTTATCTAATACAGCTTTAGAAATAACAAAATCAAAAATAGGCTCAGTAACAAATCCATACTTGTCACCTACTTTATCATATAGCTTAATTCTAAATGATTGGTTCACCATATCAGGAATGATCTCATGCTTTCTCATAGTATAAGCAAGCTTGGTTGTACTATCTTCCGGAATAAACTGTGAATAGAAATCTTTTTTAGTTTCAAAAGGAATATTAGGATCAAACATAACTGCAGCAATCTGGTCAGCTACACTGTCTGGCATAGATGATCTGTTTACTTGGAAGTCTGTTCCATTTAAATTAATTACAGCTCTACCCTCTCCAAAGTTACCTTCTGCTTTTTTAAGAGTACGGATACTCTTTAAGTCTTTCTTTGTTGCTCCTGGTATCTTTAGAAAGTCCGATAGGGGAAGTTTGGTAGCTGTAAGATCTGAAGTAACTCCGGCACTAAGACCTGAGAATTCCAACATCATGTCATTACCTAATGCACTTTCTCTTATTTGAAACAATCTCTTAAGTTCTTTCTCTCTATCATCTTTTACTTTCTCAAGATATGTAGGATAGTCTCCGTCAATTTTTTCATCATATGTTAGTTGGGCATAAGTCTCAATTGGCATTAACTGTTCTTCTTTTCCATAGATATCTGTTACTGTATAACCTTTTGAGGTTTGTCTAACATCTCTCATGAATTGATACACTAGAGTTCCATTACCTTTAGTAGTAAGGTTTCCTTCTGTATCAAAATATAAGTTCTGTCCAGCATCATCTGTAATAACAAGTATTACTCTTTTATCACTTTGAGTAACACCTTCTTTATTTCTTCCTGTGCTAGTATAAAAGTTTGAATCCTTAATCTCTTGCTGAGTTGTAGGATCTAAATCATTAAAATTCTGTTGAGCAAATGCATATAAGTTTGTTGCTTTAACTTTTACTTTCTTTCCTTGATATGTAAACTCTCCATCAAATGGATCTTGCATACTTAATACATCACCTAGAATTGCAAGATTAGTAAGGATTTGAGCTCTTGGTTTATCAAGTCTTTCTGAGTAAGTATCAGTTTTTCTAGAAGGATCTACCGGAACAAATGATTGAAGTGTACCAGACATAACCACAGGAGTTTTAAGTCTTGCTTCAACTCTTGGATTTGTTTCTTTTTTCTCATCTTCAGGACCCTCTTCTTCTTCATCAGAAAATTCAAGTGATAGTTGATGTGCAGCCTCTCCTTTTAAATCTTTAGTATCTACAGGTTTTATATATTTCTTAAGTACATTCTGAAATCCTTCACCGTTTGGTTTTGAGAAATCAGCCATCAACCCGTAAATATTTTCTAATCCTTTTACTAAAGGAATCTTATCACTAAATGATTTTGTAATAATTAAATTTATTACACGCGGAGTACTTTGCAACCATTTAGCTGCAGTTTCAGGATCAGCCTTTTTAACTGATTCCTCAAACAACTTCTCCATGAAATCATTTACGTCAAAGGTTTTATCATTTCCTAGTCTATCTTTAATAGCGCGGAATACATACTTGTAAAAATTTTCAAGAGGTAACTGGGTAATTGGACAACTGATCATCTAATTAGCATTTAAAATTATTAAAGAAATCATTTTTTAAATCATCAAGTGATATTGTATCTGCTGATGCTTCATCTTCCCATTTGGCAAGTTGTTCAAAATCAGATAACTGACCATCTGTAACAGCCATACTTTCTGTCAAGTGACCTAATTCTTCTTCAGAAGGAACATATGGTTCATCTTCTTTAGGCATATTATTTATTAATTCTTCACTCATTGCACTATCATTAAAGTCTTTGATACTCATAGTAAAAGTTTTATTATTACCAGGACCAACATTAGATACAGTAACTGTTTTAGCCATAGGGTCAAAACTATCTATTTTAACTCTATATCCTTGAGCAACTTGTTCATCTTTTACCGGTGCTGTAAAGATATAAATTTCTCCGGTTTTTAAAACTATATTTCCTGTTTCATCAAACAATAATGAGGCGCGGGCATCAAGTTGTTCCTTAAGCATATTGTATGATTCTTCACTCAATTTAGGTTTAGCCTTATCAAGTTCAGCATACAATTCAAGAATCTGCTCAAATGTATCTTCCTTAATGGAATCTTCTATGTTTTCATCTTCTATTGCTGTTTCTTGAACAGGTTCAATAGTGTTTGTTTCTGTGACATTTTTGCCTGGCTTTCTTTGCTTTTGACTTTCAGTTTGTTTAACTGTTCTTTTGGCAGGCTCATTAGCACTAACTTCTGTAAATTGTTCATTGTATCCTTCATATAAAAGTGTATTAATAATTTCAAGATTATCTAATCCTTTAGCATAAATTTCATCTGACTGTCTAGTGTATAATTTAGTCATGCTAATTATAGCATCTGTCACCCATAAATCTACAGCTAGTCTTTCTGAATCATTTAGTTCTTGTTTACTATAGAGTTTACTTAAACCAGATTCAACAGTTTCATTCCAGTTTTTATTGTACACTCCTTCAAGAAGTTCAAGTTTTTGATGAGCTGCAGGATCATTAGCTTTTAGATTATTCATTGTTTCTGCATAATCAACATCTTCTAGTTCCTCAACTTCAGTTATGAAATCAGTTTTATTTCTTTCAATTTCAACAGCAACAAGTAATCTTTCATTTTTAATAACTTGTTCTGGTTTATTTTCCGGACTTAAACCAATTACATTACCTGACTCATTTACTCTAATCTCATATGTAGTACCATCAACAGTAACAGAATTTTCACTATTGATTGTAACATCATACTTAGGTGTATAGAACTCTCCTTCAAAGTAGTCAATACCAAGATCACTTAAATTTTCTGAAGCTGTAGTATCTAATTCAATAACAGTAGATTCTGACTCAAGTACATATCTTACACCCTCTTTATTTACTGTGTAAGGCTTACCATTATAATATACTGTTTTACCTATGGCATCTTCTATTGTTACTACTGCTTTCCTTATAGGGGCAGTTGATGATTTACCGCTTGGTTTTGCCTGACCAGCATTGGCAAGTTTGTTCATAAAGTCATCAACAAACTCTCTTTCTTCTTCAGGGATTGAAACTTCTTTTTTAACAGTAAGCTTTGGTCTTTTACTACCTGGCACTCTTCTTACAGGAATAAGTTTTTGCATGAAATCTTCAATACTTATGTTTTCATAAACATTGGTTCCTTCTTTCTTAACCTGAATCATGTTTGTAGGATCTAATCCAATTGTGTAAGCTTCACTGCCTTCATCTCCAATAACTTCTTCACCCGTAAACATAGATGGATTAGTTGGTTTACCTGCAGATACAATATAACCTTTACTATCAAAGCCAATCTCAATAGGTAAAATTTTAACTCCAAATTGTTGACCAGACATGTCTTCTGCAAGATTTGCATATCCCACTTGTTGTAAAGTATTTTCTAACTGTTTCTTAAATGAATCAGTTCCTATAGTTTTATAGTTAAACCATTTTCTTACTTTACCTGTTTTTAAATCTACAATAAATTTGTTTCCTTTACGGTCAACAATGATCATATCAATTTCACCAGCTACCGGTGGAAGTTTTTTACCATCAGCATCTACTAAATCATTAGCATGTACAATAAGATTTTTGGTAAAAATATAGATCTCACCAGCATCAGCTCTTCTTTTAAGCTCAGTAAGGTAACCTGTTTCATCATCAAACAAAGCGTCATATGCTTCTTTGCTCATCTTCTTAGGATCCCACTTAGGTTTTACAGAAGTTGCTGTATCAAGATAATCTTTAAGCATAGGGTCAATTATGTTACCCGCATCTCTAGATTCTTCATATGCATTTTCCTTAACAGTATTTAAGATAAAAGACTTAATATTGTCTGATGTCATTTCAAATGGCTCATCAAACTTACCAGCCTCTTCATCTTTGATAGCTTGTTCTAATTCTACTTTCTGTTTCTGCAAGCTTGCAAGACGGTCTTTATCTTTTACTGAAGCTAATTTATTTTCAATATCACTTAACTGAGATTTTAGTTTAGAAATATATCTCTGAATCTTTTTAGACTTAGTGCCATCTGTTTTAATTAATGTTTCTAACTCATCTCTTACTACATCTACTGTATAATTATTTGTATTTACACCAGGTAAGTCAGCAGCTACTAAAGCTTCTATGAACTCATTAATCAAATCTTGGTCTAATTCTCTATCCTCAGCAAGCGCTGCACCAATAGTCTCATCATAAAGATCCATAAGATCTTTTTCTCCAGTGTATCCATAAGTGTCATGACCAGCTTTAATTCTGTTTGACATTCTTTCATGTACCTCACCATCTATAATGTAGTTTCTTTTAGTCTGAACAATATCTTCTTTTCCAGCAAATAGCTCTTGTACTTCCTGGATGGATTTCTTCATTGCTTCAGGTCTAGCGGACTCAACTCCTTCCTTAACTGCCTTATCAAATTCTGCTCTAGCATCATCTATAAGATCATCATACTTAGTATTGATTTCATCTACCGCTTCTGTGTAATCCTTATAGGGTTGTGTTTCCTCATAGTTAGGAATCCCCTCCATTGCTGTTCCATCTACAAATGATTGAAGAACTTCTATTCTTTTTTCTAGTAATGGTTTAAGAATTAATACATTAGAGGCAGCTTCCATAGCTTCTTCTTCTTCAGCATCAGTAAACTTTTCAGCTAAGTCAGCCATTTCATTTACAGAATCTTCATCACTAAACAAATCTTCTTTGGCCATGTTATACTCTTGTGGAGTAAACATGTCATTTTCTGTAGCAAGATCAAATACTGCTTCTATCTCAAGATGATTATCTGAATCTAATTGTTTAATTGCTTTTTTGACAAGTTCTAATTCCTCAGCTGCTTCCTCCGGTGTCATGTCAGCATCAAACATAGCTTTATCACGCATCTCATCAATCTCTTCTTGAGTATAACCCAATAGATCTTTTAAGCTTTGGTCATATTGATTTTTGACAGTTTCTAATTCACCTTCTCTTTGATTGTTATAATTATCAATTGTTCTTTCAAGCTTCTGCTCTTCTGTACTTTTTGGTCTAGGAGCATTAGTTGTCTCAGCATTTTTAGCTAGATCAAAATACTCAATATACTTATCATAGATGTAACTGTCTTTATTGATAATTCTTTTGTTTACTTGATCAACAAAGTATGTAGGTAACTTAGAATTATCTTGGCACCATTCAGCAAACTCTTCTAAGTCAACATAAATTCCTTTTTCAGCTAATTCTTCAAGAAGTGTATTTCTTTGAATAGCTGTCATAGAATTATTAATCAACTCATCATAATGGTCTTGTCTGTTATTATACAGCTTCTTCATCCATTCAAAGTTTCTTTGAACATGTTCATAGAAATCTTCTGGACTATTAAGAATATTTATGAATTTATTAAGACGCATGTTCTCATCTCTAAGAAGATGTGTATCAGCCAGTATTTCAAAAATATCATCAAATCCTCCGGCATCATCTAATTGTCTACCAAGGTTTGCTTTATTTTCTTCTGAACCTGCAAGAGTATCTAACAAATCTCTAAAACTTGTTTTATAACTTTCAAAAGGATGTAATCCTTCATCTTCAAATTCTTTTGTAACCTGGTCAACAGCTTTGACTTGTGCCTCATTAGCAGAAATACCCTCAGTTTGCATTATGCTCATTTGAGCATTCATGATTCTTTTAAAGAAATCTACAGTAACACCTGATTGTTCTTTCTGAAAATTTGTTAATTTATCAAGAAGATCTTTTTGTTTTTCATATTGTTCTTTAGCTTCTGGTGTTGCAGCATTTTTAGAAAGTTCAATCTCTGTACGGAGCATTGCTATTTCCTTAGTCAATCTTGCAGGATCAGTAATAGTTGCAATCTCTGAAAATCTTGAATTTTGTATTACAGGAATAGATGATAATTTACTATACATCTGATCTAACCTTTCAGCATTATTGTCAAATGCAGATCCCATGAATACTAAATTGTCAATACCTGCAAGGTAGGCTTCATTATACACTTCAGCCATTTCTTTCTCCGGAGTATCATCCTTAAAGTTTGCAGGATTTACAACATGTGGAAATTTATTTTTAGTATACTGCCATCTAGCAGCAATTGTTTTAGCATTAGCAATAGACTTATCAATATTCAATAGAGCTTTTTGACCTTGTCCTGGTTGCAATCTCCATGCTTGTTCTAACTCTTCTGGAGTAGCTTGTTTGTATCCTTCATAGTTCTTAAGAAACATATCAAATGTTCCTGTTCTTAAAGATGTTCTTACAGCAGATTGAAAAGCTGCAAAGCTAGTATCTTTTGCTTCTTTAGTTGTAGCGCCTTCAGGATCATCAGCAACTTTACCAGCAAGCATTTGTGTTGTATAGTTAGTAAGTCTTGGATCAAAAAAGTTTTTGGCTCCTTTATCCATTGTGTTTAATGCATCAACAATTGTATCAACCTCATCTTGTCTCTTTTGAATATACTCATCATAGTTATTACGGTGTTTGAAATACTTATTATACCCAACACTCATAAAATCTTTGACACCTCCAGGAATTCCAAGGATAGAACCCATTGCAAAACCTGAAGCAAATGTTTCAAGACCTTGTGCACTAATTTGTTTTTTCATGGCTCCGTTAAGAGTAGCCATAGAATATTCAAAATTTTGACGGTCTTTGTTTTTAAAACTATTTATGTAATAATTCTCTGTTGCATCTGATAAAACATCCTGTGCTGTTTCTTGAAAACCTTCTACAAGGTTAGCTTTGAAATAATTCAATGCTGTCTTACCATATGCTGCTGGTTTAGTAAATGCTTTTACTGCATTTCTAAGAGAAACTTTTTCAGCTGAATAGGCTAGTTCAGAAGCAACTTTTTTAGCTGGATCATATACTAATTGAAAAGGTCCAACTTTACCAACTGTTTTGCTGAATGTTGGAAGCCCTTTCATAAAACCTGCTCTTGCAATAGATGGAAAAGCAATGTTATTACTATAGTGTACAAGCAAAGTATTCTTCCAAGTGTTTTGATAACCTGCTACCTTTGCTTGTTTACGCATATCTTTTTGAAGCTCATCACTTGGAGCTACACCATACTTTTCATAGTACTTATTATAAAGTTCATCAAAAACTCTTTGTTCAGTAAAACCTCCTTCCAGTCTTCCTTCAGATAATGCAGCATTCATGTTTTTTACATCATGCCATAATGCTCCTACAGTTCTTGCACTTCTTGCAAGGTTACTAAGATCATCAGGATTTTTAAAAACATATTTCATTGCAGCCTCTGAAGTATTGCTGATAGGGTTTATGAAGTTACCCATAGATTTACCAGCATTTCCAAAAAGGTTTCTTACTTCAGATATCTTTTCAAACTTTTTAAGATTCATGGTCATCTTACCAAGATTCTTACTCATATTAAATAAAGTACCTGGTAATTTTAGTAATGATCCAAAACCCTCAGCAAGTCCTCCTATAACCGCACCTGGAGCAGCACCAACACCTTCTCCACCTACTGCACCTACTGCAGCACCAATAAGAGCTCCTTCAACTACACTTTCTGCAAGTATACCAACTGAGTATGCGGCTGAGTTCTGTAAGTTAATCATGAACCCGCCTATACCACCCTTAGTGGAATAACCAATAGCATTATACTCTTCATAGTCTCTAGCTTCTGCTATATCTTGACCAATGTCAGCTTGTCCAAGTAACTTGCCATATGAATGTAATGGTGCCATGAAACCAAGTTTCATCATAGGCCAAGCAGCCTGTGTAGCCATACGCTTCCAATCATCATACATAGTAGTGTTAGCATTGAACCAAGTCTCATTATCTATCTCAGGACTGAATCCAATCTTATCATAAGTCTCTTGACCATATGCTTTGTATCTAGCTTTGTGTGCCCCTTTAGGGGAAGCATCATACCCATAGATTTTACTATAGGCATTGTTGTCTACATTAGTACTAATTCTAGCTTTAGTCTTTTGAAAAAGAGCATCAATCCCATCAAATTTTGGAGACTCAGTAGATTGAACACTCTTAGGATGATAAGGTGCTGAACCTGATGTACCATCCTTTACTCTTAAAGCAGGATTGTCTACATTAGCTCTTGTGTTAAGATTATTAATATCAAATGTTGGAGCAACAATTGGACGGTATAAATTAACTCCAATTTCTGCTGGAGCTATGAATTCACTTTTTTGAGTCAAGTTTTTTACACCTTCTTCTGGTACATTAGTTTCTTCTGCCATTGGTATTAATATTTAAAGCCTGACCACTCTGGTTTTTTATAATATGTCTTAACATTTGCAAGTGCTTTTTGATTTCCTGTAGATTGAAATTTTCTAAACTGTTGCATGTTATGTTCATTTATTGTTTGAATAGTATTGAATATTTCATCTTGACTAGCATCAATCATATTTCCTGATTTTTGAAAAGGCATGTAATCTTTTTTAATTGTTACAGTTCCATCATCATTAATCCAATTACCTGAAAAAGATATTGCATAATCTACACCAGGAACATTTTTAACTTTAGCAATAGTATATTTTCCTGCACCTCCACCATGTTGATATTGCATTTGCCCAGAAGCATTAAGTATCTGTTCTGTTGGAGTAAGTTCATTCTCATTAATAAAGTCATTTGTCCATGCACTCTTTGGAGCAATAAAGCTAATACCGTTCTTTCTAATTTCTTTAATCTTAGCCCAATCAACTGCACCAGCATCATCTTTAATATATTTTTTCAAAACATCTTGAGGTGGAACAATAATTAAAGCTCTAAGATTTGGATCTTCCAAAGCTACACTAGATCTTGCAATTTTAAAAGGAGCTGTTTTATTTTTTCCAGATGACATTTGCATTTCTCTAAGCATTGCTTTCATTTCTGCAGCATCTAAAGTTTTTTCATTAGCTGCATATTTAGTTAAACCACCATAAGTAACTGCATATTTTTCAGGATTTTGAGTAAATCTAATTCTGTTAATATCCGCCATACCTTGTTGAAAAGCAGTGAACCCTCCCCATCCTGGTTTACTTAAAATAACATCTTGAGCAGTAACATCATTTGTACCTAAAGCATATCTTCCATCTTTAGTTCTTACAATACCAGCAAAACTTTTAATACCTTCTGGACCTGTTTGATTAACAGCTTTTAAATAACCACCTGATAAAGTTTGATATAGGTTTTCTAAATCTATACCTGATCTTTTACTAAATGATGACACAGGTGAAGTACCTGAACCAGCACCAACATATGTTCCAACAGTACTTGTACCACTTGCAGACCATCTTTTATATTGAGTTTTATAACCTAGTTCTTTATCAATAAGTACAGCAAATTCATCATAGTTAAACTTAGCATGTGTTTTATTATATTTATTGTATGCATCAGCAATCTTAGCTTTAGTTTCTGGTTTGAGCCAAGCAAAAGATTCATTAGCAGTTAATGTTTTAACTAATTGTTTATTAATCTTAGTTTGATTTTCTTTGTTGATTATGTTTGCTTGGTCTCTATAAATAACATATTTTTGAATTTGCATACCACTTTTATCATCATGATATGCATCAGCAATCCCATCACCTGTATTTTTAGAAGCCCATCCGTCCATAAACTTTTTAAGTTTAATAACCTGATTGGTTTTTGTAAAGTTAAGAACAAACTTATCATTATTATTTTGATACTCATTCCATAGTTTATAGATTAACTTCTTACCATCTTTAGTACCATATTTTGTTTTGGCTTCTTTGCTGTTTGGATCTAACCATGATAAAGCTTCCCAAGCATCTTTATTTGATATTGCATTATTATCAGCTAATTGTTTTAGTCTAAGCAGGTTATTACCAATATATGTTCCTGTTAAATTAGAAACAGTTTCATTATATGTATTGGCATTATGAGCCATTTTATTTATCTCATCACCAAATTGACCTGATGTAGAACCTAAAGTAATAGTATGAGGTGCTCCATCATTTTCTTGCATCTGGCCGTTTTTATCATACCAAATTGTACCATCTGCAAGACCCTGTTTAATTCTATTATTTTCTATATCATATGCAGCTTTTAACTTCATCTCATCTTTTTTAAGTTGATGAGTATAGTCAATTCTTGCAAGAGCATTCTGATGTCTCATGTTCTCCAACCCTACAGGATTAGCAGACTTTTCAAGAACATAGTCTTTGTAAGCATATATATCAGCGGCACCAATAATATCTTGCTCAGCTAATATAGAAGCAGTACCTGCATCTACTTTTAATCTAGCAAGTTCCATATTACTAAAGTCAAGTACATTAGGGTCTCCTGTAACACCTGATGTAGCAATTGTATTATTTTTACCACCATTGATATCTTTATCAAGTTTTTCAGCATGATCAGCTACTGTCTCATCAATAGCCAATGCTTTA